GCACAGCCAAGAATGGCACAGCCAAGAATGGCACAGCCAAGAATGGCACAGCCAAGAATGGCACAGCCAAGAATGGCACAGCCAAGAATGGCACAGCCAAGAATGGCACAGCCAAGAATGGCACAGCCAAGAATGGCACAGCCAAGAATGGCACAGCCAAGAATGGCACAGCTACAGAGCTAGTTACTGCTGACATTGTAGCGTAACTAACAATAACCCGATCGCCTACTCTACGGCGATCGGGTTATTTTATTTTTAACCCTATAAAAAATTAAAGAGTATGGCAAACAAACATAAAAATAAAATCAATCCAAACACTGGAGAAAGACAAGACAGATTTAAAAAAGCTGACTATAAGTCGATCATTCATGGTGATATCGTTGCAGGTAAAGATAGGCTATCAACTACAAAGCCCGTCTTAATGTCTGCTATAGACAAGAATAGGTTTGAGACGCAAAGCGCTATAGGTAAAGCGCTTTGTTATATTTTGGGTAATTATTGTTATATCGAATTTTCGATCGATGGCAAGATTAAACGTTTATGCATAGCAATCTTGAACTATGACAAGACTGCCAACTTTACCACTTCCTATCTTCCTACAGATATCGCTAGTAAAGCGGTTTTAAAACCTAAAGACTTTTTAAGAAGATTAGCACGATATTTATCTAAATACGGTTACAGATTAGATATAGAAATTTTCTAATTTTTTGCTAACAGCCAATAAAAAACCCGATCGCCGCCCGATCGGGTTTTTTATTGGCTGTTTTTTGTGGTTTTTTTTGTCCAATTTTATCAACTTTATCAACTATAGGATCGGCGGGATCGCCGATAGGATCAATATGGCTACTTTTTCAGTATTCAATACGGCTGGCAAAAAATTATTTTCGGGCAGTGAGTACGCCTGCAAGATGTTTAGCGCAAAGCATTGCGCCAAACATAATACATCTAACCTAGCTATGTCTAGGAGTGGCAATAAAATTGCCCTCCCGCAAGTCATAGCGGAAAATAGAACCGCAAAGCCGATCGCCGTCGCAAAGACATTCTCTTTAAAAATGCGGGATCTTGGCGCGATCGCCCAAGAAATGAAGCATATTATCTCCTACGGTAAGGGGATCGAGTACTTAGATCAAAACTACGCCACTATGGATGATCACGATCGCGAGATCATCCTAGTGCGGTTTTTAGGCTTTCACAAGCCTGATCGCGGGTTTAAGTTAGTCCTATCGGGGCAATACGCGATCGCTATGGGTACGCATGAGGAGATCTCGCAAATGTACCGCGATCGCAACTCCAAGCCGATCAAAATTAAAGTGAATAAGATAGATCTGTGCTTTGACAGGGCAGATCTATCTATTTTGTCCCCTGCGGGTGAGCCGATCGCGCCTTTAAAACCGCCCACGGGCGCGATCGCTACAGACAAAACTTACACTATGGAATGCGGCGATCGTGAGGTTACAGGTACGCTGGCAGAGTGTCGCCGCGCTTATAGACAGGAACTCGCCGCCATAGGCGAGAAGGCGATCGCCCACAAAAACCACGAAGAGATCCATAGGATCGTTGTATCCTTGCCCCGCACAGCCAAAAAGACTGGCAAGACTACCTACTTCACCAAAGTACTCTTTGAGGGTACTCTCGCCGAGTGTCGCGTTAACTATGCGAAACACTCGCTCGCATACCGCGAGAAGGGCAAGATCGGCTACCCCGCGATTGTGGACATTAAGGATCTTGACGGCGCGATCGTTGCGCCTCACCCTTACCTGTAGTAGTGATGCGCCTACCCGATCGGCGCTGTAACAAGTAGATCAACAAAGAGGAGGTGCTTATAGATCAGGAGTGGCTGGAGCAATACGCCCCAGAACTACTCTCCCTTTGGCAAGAAACCCAGAGGGATAATATGCCCGATCATTACAAGGATCGAGACATTTTAGTTCCGCCTAGCGTGAGGGATGCGCTAGGTAAAAAAGACTATATTCTCACTTCCTTTAAGGGGGATTATTGTCTTTTTAGGGGTACAAAATCCCAGTGCGAAGACTTGCGCGATCGCCTATCCGATAAACCGTTTATCAAGATAGCGATCTCTGGCAAAACCAAACAGATATCCTCTCGCGTGAGAGTTCGGTATCTGCCAACATAACCACCGCTAACCCGATCGCCACTTTACCCAAGATGTGATCGGGTTATCTTTTGCTGTTGCCGAGGCGTAGATCATCGGCGGTTTACTCTGGAGATTTTCGTTGTGACTTTTTACGATTACTACTCAAAATGCTGCTTTCCCAGAGCAAGCAGGAACGAGATCGCCTTAAAGCTCAAAGGTGTGACGCTATCTGTGCAGCAATCACCAGATCACTACTGTGATTGCACTGTCAAGGGCGGTGGGTCTTTTGAAGTTATGATTATTTCGGGCGATATGCCTGATGGTATGGCGATCGAGTTTGACGAGCATCATTCAGGTGGCGGCTTGTTTACCCACGTTCCCTACGCACTTCTTAGCCGATGGACTGAAAAGCTTCCCTTGTTCGACAAGTTTAAAAACTCTAGACCAGGCTTTACGCCAGCCGAGGTTAAGCATTACGCCTAACTTCTGCCAAGGTTATAGCAATATCTAGCAAAGCCCTCAAAATAGCTCTGGCTAACGTTTGTAGGGTTTTGCTGGATATCTTTATTCATTGGACTTTGGTTTATTCCCCATGTACCATAAGGGGCGTTAGTTACAAGATATTTGGAGATTTTTTATGGCTTTTAAAGTGAGAACTGAGGGGTTAACCCTAACCCAAAAACTGCAAGACAGTTTTAATCAAAATTACGCAAGTGGTTTGGTTGTCCAGCGCGAGGACGGATGCGCGAACCTGTCTGAATACTCGCCAGAGTATTCGGGCGGAGAAAGCCCCTTGGAGGCTTTCATAAAAGAGTCTGGGTGCTCTTGCTCTAAATATAGCGAGAAAAACGCCGACATCCTTATCGGCAAGGGCGGTGGACTTTCTCCGCTAACCCAAAAAGGGTGGGAGTTTTTGTGCTCCGTATGGGACGCGGGGCGACTGGAAGTGAATAGCCAGAATTACGGAGAATATTCAAACCAAAGACTAGCAGGGCGTTATGTCGCACCTTTCGGGGTCGTGGACAACCGCGAGTTCGAGTTAAGAAGCGATCGCCACAAGCGGATGCCATGCCCCATACAGCGTGGTCACTGCATGGACTAATTCTTGTGGCGGTATTGGCGCAAACTTGCTACAATAGTGCCACAAAAGAAAGCTAGCTTTCTTAAAACTGCTTACCCTCTCTATATCTGGCGAAATGTGCAAAAACATTGACGAGGAGGATGGCGATAACTACCCCATACCTGAATCAATGAAGAAGAAAGCCGCTGAACTTTACCCTAAACTTCGTTATAGCAAATGATTTATTCAAAACATTAAACTCTAGCAGCGATCGCCAAACTACTCGAAAGCCTCAAGCATCCTTGCTCCATCACGGATGACGGTCTCCGTGAAAACGAGGAGGGAGGGGATGAGAATGTCCTAGTTCTTGACAACCTCGGCTTAGAGATTTGGTTCTCTAACGTCACTGTGGAAGAGGAGTGTGTAGGGATTATCACTCGAAACATATCTGTCGAGACTACCCGATACACCCTGTTTCCAATGGTCTATGACGGAGGAGATCGCGACACTCCTCCATCTATAGATGTTGGTATCCCCACAGTCGTCTATGGATTGCCAAAGCGTTTAGAAGCGATCGCAGCGATCGTCACGGACATGACGATCCAAGGGATTATGGAAACCTTGGACGACGAGCAAAATTAGTTTAGTAACCACAAGGAGGTTATTTTGGACGGGAAATTCTATGCGTCCCAGTTCGTGAACAGGTCTAAAGTTTCACGAGAGCAATGGATTGCCTATGTCGGGTTGTTCCAAAGGCTTGTAAACAATAAACAAGACCCTCTTGACTACTTTGACAGTTTAAGAGTAGTAACTGGCACAAATTCTGACGATTTAAGGATCTAACCATGACACAACTATCAAAAATTCAAAAGACCTCCATTGAGAGACCTATTCCTGAAACTCTCAATTTCCTGACTTGGCTTTCCGAGCGATCGTCTGGTGAGTACATGTCCCTCTTTAGCGGCACAGGACAGGCTGCCGAGAAAGAGCATATTGTCCGCCAAACCATCTGCCAGATGGTTGCGAACTGGAGAAGTTATGGGAATCTAACCTCGCTAATTAACCTCAAACCTGATGGGGGGGCGGGACTGGCTGAAAACTCGACCGCCTTCCGTTGGCTTGTCGAGAACAAATACATCTGCGTGGTCGATGGCGGCGATTTCTGCGCCGTCACACAGTTGACGATCGCCAAGCTGTATATCCATTTTTCTGACGAGCTGCCTGTGCAGCGATTGTTAGGGGAGCAAGAACCATGATTCGACTCTGCTTTGGCTACTTGCGGCAAAATATACCCGAATCAACTTGCCGCAGGGCAATACAAAATCTATCTGTGTTCCAAGGTATAACCCATCCAAAGGAGGTTCAATGACAATCAATGTAGTCGCGCTTGACGAAACCCACGACTGGGCTGACGAGATCCAGCAAAAAGTATTGGGGTCTAAAATATACTCAGTATACATCTTCAATGATGCTGAGGTGACTCACTTGTGTGAATTTACCCCTTCGTACTGGCTTCAATTCGTTGGTATTATTACCGAGCCATCCCCTGAGCTAGAGGCTTATACTGAGTCTTTGTCCGAGGAGGATAGGGATGAGTTCTACAACTTTGAGCTAGAGTCTAACAGCAGCTCTATATATGTCCATTGCCATCAGATCGATGGCAATCCGACTGTTATTCAGTACCACTCGCCAGATCCCGAAAAAGCAGTCGATGACGAGATGGAGATGATTAGAGAGTCTTTGCAGGGTAACGGCTATTACCCCGACGACTTGCCCCTGTCTAGGATCGCTGGCGGGTGGAAACCCGATAGTTACTCTCCCTACGACCTGAGACATAAGGAGATCGCCACATGAATCGAACCGAAGACTGCTATCGCTTCAAAGATGACAAGTGGGTGCGCTGCACTCATCAGTGAGCGTTCCGAGAGGAGCCATACTGGATTGAGTTCTCCAAAGATGCCAAGCATATTTGGACTGCCTATGTCTTAAAGAGGAGCGGGCATCGCCCCCAAACTCTCATCACCATCAATAGGAAAAGATCGCTTTCCTTGGCGAAGGAAGCCGCGATCGAGTTTGCTAACACCTGTTGCAAAAAAAATAATGCCTAGCTCTCGCTGCCTGCTATGTCTGGTGGGCTGACTACGAACAATCAAGCAAATCAAAAAGCCACTGCTTCCATGCGAAGTTAGTGGCTTTTTGATGTAATCAAATCAAATCAAAAAATCAAAACAGGAGAATTTCTGATGCCTACTCGCAAAAACGTGTACCCCGTCGCCTCGATTGGCGCTGACTTGGATTTGACCTTTTCTCCTATCCCTGAATGGGACAAGACCAAGGTTCGGGACGCAATTGAAGCGTTCCTTTTTAACTTGGGAGTGCTAGACCCCATCGTAGATCTTGGGTACATAACCCAAGAGGTCTCAACTTTCCTTGAGACGCATGGCGAACTCCATCCAATCGCTATTGATTGGGAGGTGGCTCCAATATGGTAGTAGCCACCGTATCAGGCAAGGCTGCGCTGCTCGTCGGCAATGTGACTGATCGCATTATCAGCCAACTCAGGCTTTACAAACTGTCCCCACAGAGGCAGCAAGATCTTTTAGGATACCGCCACGAATTTGTGGTAGTATTGCGTAACGCGGATCAAAAACAAGCCTTTGAGATCGCCGCAAAGAACTTGCGAATCACTATTAAATAAAAAAAATCACTGAAGTCTGCGGTCTGGTGGACTTCAGTGTGTCTCTATATCTGCAAAATGAAATTAATACTTCCAATCGCGTTGTCGGCTTTAATCTTTCCCATGCCTTTAGTGGCGGCAGACAAACTTAATATCCCTGTTGAGGTTGCGCCTTGCACTATAGTCACTCTCCCAAACGGGACAAAAATGTGCGTACCTCCGAAGGTCGCGAAGAATGACTGCATCAAAGTCACGGTCAAAGAGGAGGGCAAGCCCGATAAAACTATCTGGATTTGCGACAAGCCCAGAGACAAGAAGCCTGAAACACCAAAACCCGCAACCACACCCAAACCCGCAGGAGGCTATTGATGTTGAGACTGGCAATTACCGTAGAGGTAATACCTGCTACCAACTTTACACCGCGCAAGTGGAGGGCTTCTGTTGAGCCTCACAACGCAGGTGGAAAGCGGCGATCGCTAATCTGTGACGACCCCATTGAGGGTAATCAAGATCCAAGCCTCTTGGCGGCGATCGCTTTAATAGAAAAGCTTGGGTGGGAGATAAACCTCCCTTTACACAAAGGCTCCCTATCTCATTCCGCATCCGTGTTCGTTTTTGAAAATCCACAGGAGATTTAATGTCCACATTTGAAACTGACTGGTCAAACGTTGACCTAGAGCGCGAAGGTTGACTGCCCATATTGGATGGGATAACCTTCGACACCCTGATCCTAGAGATAGAGACAGGATCTATCGCTGGCGGTGTTGTCAACAGAGAAACGTTGACCAAGCACTTTGAATCGCGCCTCCGCAATGCCGCCACTGTTGCTCGTGAGATCTTCCATGACAATATCGACAATATTATTGCTTACGGTAATCGCCACGCGATCGCTGAAGCTGCCGAGGCTGACCGACGAGCCAAAGATCAGCAGGTATGCGATGCGCTTGAAGCTGATTTGCGGTCAAACACTCGTCTTTGGAGACCTATCTCCAAGGAGTACTTTGACTACATGTTGGGATCTCTCCCTCCTATTCGCATGGGGCGTGGGGGCTTCGTGCACATGGAAGCTTGGAGTTCCATTCCAAATAGCGACGAAGACGCTTACTTCGTCGCTATTGAGAGCAACGGAATTTGCTACGCAACCCTCGGTACTCTCGCCGAGTGGGATATTGAGGCTCTCTCCCTACTGTACGGCATCCCTAAGTGGTAACTATGAAATTCAAACTCGAATTCGACTGTGATAACGCAGCATTTGGTAGAGAAGGCGCAGTACTTGGTGATGGCTATATAGAAGCTGAGATTCGCCGACTTCTAGAGGTTGCCGCCCAGAAGGTTGACGAAGGTAACAAGGAAGGCATCTTGCTTGACATCAACGGCAACTTGGTTGGCAAGTACAAAATCACTGGGAGGAGATAAATGCAAATTTCATCTATTGAATTCATCTTCGGCGAAAACGAGAACGCCGAAGATCTTGAAGAAGAGGACGATCGCTACGAAGATCGTCGCATCGTCATCAAGTATCGCGATCGCTATGAGTGCCCCTGCGAAGCAACGCTAATCCCCGTCTATGGCGGCTATATATCGCAGGGTAATGGCAACGAATTAACTCCAGAATCATGCCCTACTCGACCGAGAGCGATGGCTTTGGCGCTCGCCCTAAAGCTATTAAGGGCTATTTCTGTTCCGTAATCTGTATGAGGGCTTACCATGAATAGGCAGCTAGAACTTGTTTCGTTAGCCGATTATCACGACGACTCGCTTCGCACTGTTGAGAAGATCGAGATTTGGCACGATCAGATCCCACCTAACCCTCGCAAATGGGACAATCTTGGCGAGATGGTTATTCGGAAGGTGATGGATCTTTGTGGCGATCGCACTGTTGGTGATGATGACATGCGATCGCTAATGGATCGTTGCCGTGGACTTCCCGATTGGGAGTCTGGAGACTATCCCGAACACGATGACCTTGTAGAGCGATACGATAACGACGAGATTTCTGAAAAGGAATACAGGGCTGAAGGGCAAGAACTTATCAACAAGTATAAAAAAGAGCCTCTCGTTTGGCTTCCTATTTATGCCCTAGTTCATTCTGGCATTTGGCTTTCAACCACCAAGAGTTTTAACGGCTATACCTGCCAGTGGGACACGTCCTTCGCTGGAATTATCTATGCAGAGAACGAGAAAATCATTGAGGAATACGGCGATCTTTCTGCCGAGAGTCGCGCCAAAGCGATCGCGTGTTTTGAAGCCGAGATAAAGACCTATGAGCAATACTTGCAGGGAGACATCTATGGTTTTAGCACTTTAGATGCTGAAGGCGAACAAATTGACTCCTGCGGCGGATTTTTCGGCTCCAACCCTTTTGAGAACGGTATGTCCGAGCATATCGAAGCTTGCTATCACGATCTGTTGAAAGTCGCTGGGGAGGACATCAAGTATGGGAACTAACGAAAAGATTCTTATTCGGCTTCACTATTGGAATGCGTTCCACAAAAAATATGTGTGGATAGCAACTTTCCAAGAAGTTGTCGAGAACTATTTCGAGATTCACAGGCTTGCAAATACCCTTCAATACGACTTCCTCAAAGGAGGGCTCTCCGCCGTTTCCGAGAAGAACATGGAAGTAATTCGACTCTTTAATTGGGGCGGAGGCAAGACTTTTGGGGTCGCCGTCATGATTGATGCCTATCCTCGTTATGGGGTCGAATACCTCAGTATTGATGAGACCGAATTTGCTTTGGAGGATTAAATGAAGGAATACTATCTAATTGATTCCATGGTCGTCCAGAAAGATCGTGTCGCCAACCTTGACGACCTCACGACTTGTCCTTGCGGTGAGGGTGAAACCTACGAGCACGGGCTCACGGGGTTCCTACTGGCTGTCCCCAGCGGTAACTTTGGCTGCGTATTGGGGGTGGCTTTTGCTAAGCACCTAGAAGAGGCTCTCGACATCGCCGCCGATGCCGAGCTTTTGAATTACATCAAACCTGGCGATGAATTCGATCCAGAAGATCGTTATGTGAGCCTCGGTAATTTTGGCGATCGCTATGATTTGCAGAATTTAGCAGCGATCGAGTTCGACGTAACTAACGGCATGGATCAATATCTATGCCATGACTAATCTAAAAACAGTGGAGAAATCATTATGAACACACTTCAGGAAGAATGCGATCGCCTTGAGGAACAGATCGGCGAGCATACATACCTCACTCGCACAATCACAGGATGGGGCAACATCATCTACAAGCTTGATTATGTCGGGCATGGAGTGGGCGAATATCTCTCCGAACATTATTCGTCAGTCTCAACAATGTGTTCGGGACAGGTTCGGTGTGAGGATTGGGCTGAAGCCAAGCTATTCCTAACCCTCTTGTTGGAGCGATACACCTCTGGCGGGAGTGTAGATCCGCAAATCCCTGAGAAAATTGCCGAGTGCATGAACTTTCAGGGGTGGCGCGACGCTATCTACTATCATGTGGGGTGTTCTGATATCTCAGACTTACCTATTCGAGATGCAGAACTTCCTAGCTGGATTATAGAGCAAATGCCTGTAACGAAGCGGTGGTGGGAGAGCGAACATTTCCTCTATACCCTTAACGTGAGTGATGCCTACCTTTCATACCCTTCAGAGGATCTGCCTGAAGTACAAGGATGCCTTTTGGTGTTAGTCGTAGGAGAAGATAGTGAGTCCCACGTAGAGCTGGGAAGCAAAGAGTCTAATCAAAATGACTCCTTCGAGCAGTACTGGGGCGTTGCAGGGGACTCATTGGAGGCGTTCCTTGCTCTTCAAATGGTTTGTCATAACAAAAACCTTGCCAAAGAGTTTCCCCGTACCGCTTTCATTCGCTACGCTTTGGTAGGTGGCGTATGGCTTCGTCCTATACCCGAAGCTATAAAGAGCTTTGTAGATCTGAGAGATGCCAAGTATGGGCTCTTCTACCCAAATTTCAATCTTGACGATCAGGACGAGAAAATTGCTCTGTGGCTGGAAAGGGTTGAGGCGGCTATTGACGAGGACACTGAGGACGAGATTGCAGCTTTGATTCGCAAAACAAGGAGTGAATATTAGTGAAAAAACCTTACGAGACTTGTCCTCAACTTTGTGAGGGTCTCTACGGAGATCCTCTTTCTGCTAACTATCACGGCTATACTGAGGCTGATTTAAAGCGGAAAGCCTTGGAAAGAGAAGAGTGCGATCGCTATATCGCCGCAGTTGACAAGCTAAAAAAAGATGGCTGGCATCGCAAGGTGTCTTCTGTCGAATTTGATGACATGATTGACACCGAGATAGAGGCTCTCAAAAATGACTGAACCAGATCTAAAACTACTGAAGCAACTAAGAAGAAAGGCTAGGAAGCTAAACAAGTTTGGGTTTATTCAATGGGCGCTCAAGAGCCTTGTCTGCACAGATCCCAGCCCCTTCAACCCAGTTGATGATGGCGTAATGGGTCGAATTCGCAAAGTTTGCGGGGGCTTCCGCAAACGCAAATTTGGAGCAAATTTACAAAATACTTCAGGAGATGAACCGTGGGTAGCTCAGATCTAAAACAGGTCAATATTTTGATCGATGCTTGGACGCAAAAGCTCCTTGATCTTATATCGGAACTCGTTGACACTAACTGGGAATACACCCCAAACTGCACCCATAATTACGACGGGTTTTGGGCGTGGACGGACGGCGGCGGCATCATTGAAGGCTCGCTAAACTGTGACGACACGAATTCTGGATCTATCGGGGTGTGGGCTAATCGGATGTACGAATACGCTTCCGACCACGCCAAAGAGAGTCACGAAGTTGGTAGCGAAGAATACTACGACGCTATAGATGAATGGCAAAGAGATGTATTCCTTCGGGTCAAATTTCAATGCTTTTTCTTCGATCACGTTGGGTCTTCTAATTCAACCAGCTCTTTCTCTGGGCGAATGATGGATGAGCCTCACTTCTACTTTGACGTATTCGCCGATCCCGACGAATACGGTCAAGACAAAGGTACATTCAGCGACTGGGAAAAAGTATCGGTAGCGATCGCTGACTTAACCGAAGAGCGCATGGAAGCGATCGCCGAATCGCAGGCAAAATATTTTAAAGAGCAAATGCTAGGGTTTAAACAATAATGAAATTGCTAAAGCGCCACCGCGTCATCGCCGCCGACCTTACTCGGCGGTACGTTGAGTTCCACAATAGCGAAGATCCCCGCAAAATTGGGCTCTGGGGGCTTCAGTCTTGGCAAAGCATCTCAAAAGTCGCCTCAGAAGGGCTTATCCTGCCTGCACCTTTACGCTGTGGCTGGAGTAAAGGGCTAAACTGGTTCACTCCTTCTGAGGAGTTTTTGGTCAAAGTTGTAATTCCTTTTATCGAGATTTATCGAAGCGAAGAAGGCGATCGCAACTTGAGATGGTTTGAAGGTAATTACCCTGCGTCAGTTTGGAGTTTTAATTGTGAAGATAACTAACATCGTTTACCACCGCAATGGCTCAGGAGGCTGCGAAGGATTCACTCAAGTATTCTTTCAGCAAAATCGAGTTATCCATAAAAACATGATGGCGATCGCCTTTGAGAACACCAGTCAGTTAGCAGTCATCGACCTTGACGATCCGACAGCTAAGTTTGATGGCGACTACTTTCGCAGGGCGATTGTTGAAGCCATCCACACATGGTCAAACACATGGGCTTTTGACGATAGTGGATACACGCAGAAGTTTCCTTTTACGGTGAATCTATAATGAAAATCCAATTAGCGCGGAGATCGCTGCAAGACTATTACGACAGAAAGATTTGGATTGATGGGAGCTTCGTCCTTCTGGTGCGAATCAAGTGTAATTTCCCTTGGCTTGACATCCTATCCGATGCTGACATGGAGCATGAAGATGCTCTGTGGGCTGACGAGGACATGGAGGGTGACGATCGCTTAGAGCCAGAAACTTATAAAAAGGAGGGCTGGGTTCTTGATGACGCGATTGCCGACTACCTCACAAAGTTGAGAGCCTCAATCCCCGAAGCCTCCTTTGAGGACGTTGAGGAATCAATTCAGTATGAGCCTTATTCAATTACAGCGCTGAGGTGCGACAAATGACAATCGAAGAGTATTGTAACAACAAAAAAGAGGGCGGCTATGGTGTCGCTCTCTTAGAGAGAGGGAGTGGTCGTATCATCACTCCGTACTGCGGAAGTTGGACTTATTCCGACAATGGTATGTGTGATGACGAAATTGAGCGGCTAGAGATCGACGAACACGCCGTTACCCTTAATGGCAGATATATGCTTCAAACCCATTCGGGTTGCTACGAAGAAATGTTTTTGAATCAGGAGAATAAATTAGATGCTTGAACAAGAAAACGAATTCGATCTCTACGCAAGTACCTGTGAAGATGACCCTAAATTTGGCGAATTCCGATGTGAGGATCTAACAGCAAATCAAGATGTGTTTAACCAGAAGTACACGATTGAATCCCTGCTGCTATTCATTGATGAATCGAACGGAGAAGTCCACTTCATTTACGGTAACGATTCGGAACGCTATCATTACCAGCTACTCCACGAAGTAGGCGAATCTTTTAGACCTGTATATGAAGCCAAGCTTGACGAACTTGACTATACCACTGACTGCAAGGAGCTGGAGAGCTACCCTTGGATGGTCGAGTACATTCCTAATTACAAGCCTCAAGAATAACTCTTGGTGCTGCCTGCGAACAGCGTTAGCGATCGCACTATCAATCAACAAAAAATCAAACAAGGAGAAAACTAATGGGAAACCTTGAGCTGCATAGGCAATACAACTTCGAGAAGATTGAAGCACTTGCGAAAGCTAACGATCTTTATGAGAAAATCTGCGGCTGTCTTGAGCCTTTTGATGGCGACAGAGATTTAGACGGAGAAATCGGCGATATTGTCTTGCCCCTGTATTTTCAGGATGGCTCTGTAGCTGCGAATTTCATCTTAATTGGCTACGGCTTTCAATCGGTCTGGCGCTGCATCTACATTTCTCATACGCTTTCCACTAAAAGGGAACACGAAGTTTAGCAGTCAACCATCAACAAAACTAAAACAAAATCATGAACAAAGAGCGAGTCTTACACGAAGTCGCAGTCCTTTTTCAGGGATCTATTTTGGCGCTAAACGAAAAGGCTAAACACTTTTACGAGTCTGGAGCGATAGATGTGGACTCCTACATGGATGACTCAGACGGTGGAGCGGATGGCAGAAGACAAGTGCTGGCTCAAATTCTTGCAACCGCTGCAATTCGTGATCTAGCCGATATTTACACGTCTCTTGCCAACGAAAAAATTCTCTCCGAACTCGAAAACCTCAAACATTTTAAAGCATGGACGTAACCACAACAATCAGACAACTAATCGCTGCACTTTTAGAAGGCGATCGCCGTGACGCTCTTACGCTCACGGAAGCCCTTGCTTCTTGGTTGGAAAAAGACGGGTTTATTCCTGAGTCTAGCGCGATCATTTTAACACTTGAAGATCTTTGCGAGCGTTACCAATAATAACCACAACCGTCCGTTTCCATCTTGCCAAGGGCGAGTATTGCCGCCACTGGCAAGTCAAGCGAGGGTCGGAAGTTCACTACTACGAACCCTCGCAGTACAGCCTCATCTTATGGGACTGTCGGCTGCATAACGCCGCAAAAACAGCGCAGAGAATCCACGACGGCGCGAACAAATCTGTTTGCGCTTGGGTTGAGTGCGAGATGGTTGAAGTACATCTTGACTATCCTCAAGACATTGAGGCTCAGGGTGAGATTACTTACAATCCTCGCGTCATCCCGCACTGGATTCGCGACGGCGAACCCTGCGATCGCGCAGAGTTTCGCCAAATGATTACACACGGATCAAAACTATATTGGGTACAAGAATAATGGAACGCACACTAAAGATCTGGTATCAATGGCGGAACGAGGAGGACAATCCCCCTCGTGAGGATTACGCGAAGGAACTGGAAGAGGCTGCGATCGCTAGAATCTTCGAGATGTACCCACAAGGGCATACGCAAGGCGAGCTTTGCGCTCTGGTCAGCGGAGACAACGATCAGGAATTTGAGTTTCGTGGCTGGTGGCAAGTAACTACAGGAGAAGACGATGAAGATTGACATCTCAGAACAAGTTACCCCCAACGGGTATCTCAAACTGTCTACAATCATCGGCAACCAGTATTACAAGCAGATGTATATCGGACACACCAAGCGCGAAGCAAAGTCGATGTTTCGCGCTTATGTTCGAGGCGAAATCTCAAAGCTGTCTACAAATCAAGGAGGGGAACGATGACTGAATTCCAGATACAGAGCTTGATCGCTCGGTATGTAGGCTATATAGAACATTTTGAAAGGCAAACTACCGAGATTCAACTCTCCTTGAGAGAATGTGGCTGGCAGTGGGTTCTGAAGGGTATTGAGGGTAACTATCAAGAGTGGCTCGTTTCGCCAAAGATGTTTGATGAAACGCCTCTCATTATTCGGGATGGTCAGCCATACCCAGAATTCGATGGTGAGCCAGATCTCGACATCTGGAATGAATTTGTTGATTATTTGTTATTTTAGGAGCTAATTATGATTTCTCAAGAAGCGATCGCTGTTTACCAATTAGCGAAGAAGTCTTTTGATGAGGCAACCACCGAAGCTCAGGCGATATTAAAAGACTGTGGTTGGGAATGGGTTGCAAAAGACATTGGCGAGTACAACCCAGACTCTCGATACCAGTATTGGCTGGTATCTCCTGAGATGTACGGCTCCTTGGAGTTGGATACTTTCGATGGAGGCGAAACACCAGAGATGCTAGAAGAGCCTGACCCCAAGTGGGTTGAGAACCTTGATTACATTTTATTTTAGGAAACAGTTATGGATTTAGCATTAAAAGAGAAGATTGACAGCTACAATCGGCTGCTTGACACGCTCATCCCAAGCGGGAGGGCTTTGCGTGAGAGTCTAGAAAAAGCTGGTTGGACAGTCATTTATGGCATCCAAGGTCACAACGGAGGAATCCTAATGATCAGCCCCAAACTCGCTAGTTCTGACGGGTGGAGTCCCGACATTGAATGGAATGCCTTCGGTTCCTTGTTCGATCTTCTTCAATCAGAAGGCGAAGAATGGGGAGATCATATCGTTGAGATATTGATTGGAGCCTAGTGCGATCGCCTTGTAAACCTATCAAAACAACAAAAATATGAACGAACAACTGCAAGCCAAAATCAGTGAATACCAAGAGTCACTGCAAAGCCTGCGAGAAGAAGGGCAGTCCTTGTCTCTGCAACTTAAACAGGAAGGGTGGGAGTTCGTCGATTCTCTCCTTGAGTGCGATAGAGAGCCTTGCGCCGTTCACCCAGATCTTTGGGCTGACTTAGCTGCAAACGAAGACATCATCTTTGATGATGAGCAGGACTTCACTTATTTCGGTAGAGACCTGACCGAAGACGAGTGGAAGATGGTTGTCGAACTATCGGTATTTTAACTATGCGATCGCCTAAATCATTCACCGAATTCAAAGACCTAATCGAACACATGCGACCACGCGATCGCTACGTGTTCGAGGTCGCAGACCCCAGCCCCGACTGGGGTGAGAGCCTTGAGGTTTACTTCACTCTTGTTGAAGGAAAGGGCAATCTCTTCTACCAGATGACCGATGCCGATGGAAAACACAAAAAGGAGACGATGAATAAAGGCAACAAGCGCCTTTCTCTCGTTACCGACAGCTATTTAGAACCACTTTATTCATGGATTAAGAAATGACGAAAGAGCAACTTCTGGCGCAGTGGGACAAAGATTTCCATCGTGGAATGGATTTGTTTCACGATGGTTACGAGGAGCCTACTAGCGGTAAGCGATCCTTGCAGCATGGCTGGCAATGCGCGAAAGCGATGTCCGAGTTGAAGTCGAAGTATTTAAAAGAGTCTAGAGAGATTGGATTTTATGATCACGTATAAACTTTTGACGGTTCGCATTCAGTTTGAAGGCGAGGAGTGGACGCGATACGAAACTAAGTCGATGATCCAGTATTCCAGCGAGGACTCACACGGAAAATCCTACATGTTTAGCGGCTAAAAGGAATGGCTGTGCCGAGAAAAGCCTTCAGACTTCTGGCGCTCCTGTGCTGAGCCAGAAATCAATAAGCATTACGAGTATTCTCCATCTACTGATCTTTGGCTCACCCCCTAGATCGGTTCTCGCTATCGAATCAGTATTAACAACTAAAAATGGATCTTTTAAGTAATGACTAAAATTATCGCAAATCCTGATCGCCTAATCAACGCATTTGCCGCCACTTTTGGCGAACACAACAGAGCAAAGATCGCCGAAGCCTTTGCTGCATACACAACCGATGCGGTGATTGCAGTCACCGTTGACGATATCACCGACTGGGTGATCAGTTGGGCTGACGATCAACACGACCTATCTTGCGAAGAATTCCACGGCGTTAATTTTGATGAAAGTCGCTATTACGGTGTTAAAGGCAATCTCGAAAGCCTACTTGATACAGAGGCAATCATTGATCGTATCGAAAGCGAATGGGAGAACGACTTTTACCTAAACAACGCCATCGAAGATGCCATGTCATACGTTTACGACGGAATGGAGTCTGTTCTGGAGATGGTTGTTGCCGCCGATAATCGTTATTTAGGAGGGATTAATGCCTAGAGTTCAGCCAATCCAAGTAACCCTTGACGCACCGCTGCTACTCAAGGGTTGGCGCAATCTAATTGGCGCAGTCGAACAACTATACCAACAGGATCACGGCGCATTGATTTCTATCGAAAAGATGGATATCAATGCGCCGTGATCCCGCTAGAGGCTATTGACGACCTGTATATCCTTTACACGGTCACTCCGATCAAGTACACAGTCATAGGGTCTGTGGATGAGGACGGAGAAGTTGTCGCATACAGCCTTCAAGATTTCGTCAAGTTTGACTATTCAGGAGGAGACGATGCTTAATGGTTACAAAAAAAATATTCGGCGATTGCTTGCCAAGAACGAGGAAGTTATTCGCTACGCAGAAATCATGGTTCGCGAGGCTCGCTACAACTACCAGATGCTACTCAAAACAAAGGGTGCTACCTTGCGACGAGGAAACAGCAAGTTTGAACACGAAGAAGTTATCTCTAGAGCTTCTGGGCTTTACGAGCACTCTAAATTAATCTTGCGCGAAGTCGATCCCGACAACGCCGAGGCGTTTATTCAATCAACTTACGGAGCAAACACCAATGGCTAAGGCAATCACAGACATTTGCGGACTCGCCCAAGAACTTCAGCGCCAATTTGGGGGAGACCTTTTGGATATTGGTGCTGTATGCGATCGCTTCTCCGAGAACGTTGTCATTGCAGCCGACAGCTATGCCGTGGCTGTGGATATAGTCAACATCGCTGGCGAGAATATAACTATTGAGGATCACTGGACAATGGCTGGTAAGCTCCTTGAAGACGAGGGTGTTGCTTTTGATGCAATCCTTGATAAGTACAGAGACACGGATCAGGATAGCGTGGGATACACCTATCGAGCGCTAACAGAAGCGGTTCTGAATGTCTACTCCAAATCGGATTGTGTAGAAATCGTGCGGAGGCACATCTAATGAAAGGTATTCATATCACGGCTACGGTGTTTGATTTTATGCGCTGGCGATTGGAAGGCTTTTACAGGGGCGCTGAACAGGCATACGCTCAAGAGGGTATCAACATTTCAATACAGGAGGCTGATGCTATCCCGTTAAACATTGATGGTGAATACGTTGAGATTTTAGTTACCGCGACTGAGTATCAGTTTTTGGATACAGCAAGTCGCGATTTGGTTTATGGCGACACCGAAGAATAAACAAACTTTAGCCTCTATATCGGGTATAGCGATCGCCAGCTCGTCCACTCCGACCAGTAAACCTCAAGCAAGGATAAACAAATGCACACGACAAACTACTCGCAGCTATTTGTATGCACCCTAGACGAAGACGCAAACAGCAAATGTTGTAACTATTGGTACACGGTCACAACAGCCGCTTTATCTTACGTCGCATTCAACAAGCGTCAGAACTTTTTAAATTGGCTTGAACACCGAGGGTTAACCCTTGGCGGAGAATTGCCACTACACAAAACATCTGGCGGAGTGGGAATTATCGGCAGATTCAAAGAATGCAGCCATCGGAACTATGAGGAATTTTGCGCTATATCTCCCGTCTATTCAATTCGCGTGATGGATAACGGGGACTGGACAGAAGGGAAGGTGACTATAGACGCAGGCGGTATCCACACTGTCCACCACATGAACTGTAACTACCAGCGCATTGAATTTGACTACTGGGAATCTAACGAGATGTACGGCTGAATTTAATTGACTTTAGAGCGCGATCGCTGCAATAATACTGCCACAAACATTTGTTTAAAATCAATATTACGACAGGCGATCGCCTCAGCTTCGCGTTGGAAAAATCTAGGAGATCTTATGCTTTTTGAGTTTATGAAACAGAGACTTACCTTGTGGGCGTTTCAAGCCTATGAGGAGTCGAGCAGTGTTTATGTGGCGAAAGAGAACGTTGGATACATTAAATCTGAGTTGAAAAAAGTTGGGTGGAGCCACGTCAGAGTTTACGCCGCCCCGAAACTCGGCAAATCTACCGCCGTTTAGCATCAAAACAAATCGAAATAAGGAGACACAGCAATGCACAATCCACAAGTCTACGTTGTTTGTTTAGCATCGTACAACGCAGGTTGTACGCATGGGGAATGGCTTTGCGCTTCTGATTCCGACCTTGAGGATCAAATCGAAAAGCTTCTCGAAGAATCACCCATTGAGGATGCCGAAGAATGGGCTATTCACGACTACGAGGATATGCCGAATCTTGGAACCAATCCCGATATAGATCGAGTTATTGAGATCGCCGAAGCTGTTGAGGAGCATGGCGAAGGGTTTCTGGTATATATCAAGCATTGGGACGATGTTCGGAAGTATCAAGAGCGACACGAAGGGGAGTTTGAGACAGAGGTTAAACTCGCTCACTTCTATGCAGATAACCTTATGGAGATCCCCACTTTCCTTGAGTATTGCATTGATTACGAGGCGATCGCTAACGATCTCTTCTCCAATGGATATGTTTTGCACGACGGTCACGTTTTCAACGACAACTAGGAGATCTTATGGACAACGAATTGTCTCTAGCTGTCTCGAAATTATTGGGATGGCGCGAAGGGAATCTCACCGCTCACATAAATGAGGACTGGGATATTACATGGAATACAGGAGCCTTCCTGCTAATCGCCCCTAAACCCTATTCCCAGAATTCGATGTCTGGCGGGAAGTTTAGATTCCTCGCTCTTGGCGAAAGGGCGGAAAGACGGACAGGAAGAATCTTCTATAGTGTCTATTCTGTACCTGTAGCAATAGACGGAAGCCAAAACGGTCACTGCTCTTACTGCCAAGACATTCAACCCGATCCCGACTTAGAGGGTAGCATTGCCCAATGGTCTTGGATTAAAGGGAGATTTCAAGAGGTTCACGAATACTTTGCTCAACGTCATGAGGAGATAAATAGATGTTGTTAGGATTCTATGATCGCAGCGGCAGTGGATTGGCTATAGAACTGACCCCTGAGATGGCGAGTGCGATCGCTGGCAGGGCGAGAGAGATTTATTCCTTACCCAGAATTGAAGATGTCTCTGAGATTCGGCTTAGTCGGTTCGCTTTTGAGAGGCTTTACGTGTTTAGCAGGTACACCCAAAAAAGACCGTATCTGCCTGACGATTTCTTTACCCTTCCGAACGACGAACATCTAATTGAGTGCCGTCACGAGTCAACAGGGGTTTGGATTGATGTTGAAGGTGATGAGCCTGCGGTGTTCTGGGAAGTTTATGACTCCAGTAATCGCCAGAACACGCCTTACCTGAGCCTTGAAGAATTAGATGCGATCGCCAATAACCAGCCACTACCAACTGAGGAATGAATTCATGGCATCTAGAGTCGTTTTTATTGACACACTCCGCCTAGATTCAGAAGCGAGAAAGCTTCTTGAGCCTTATGTTACCTTGATTGCGGGTTACTGGACGAGAGATGCAGTTCTTGACAACCTGTTCAAGACCTGCGAGGAGGACTACTACAACTGGCTTCGCGACACCCCTCATTCTCGCCTTCCAAAAGGAGAGGGTTCATTGCTGCTGAAATTCGTTGATGAATGCCTAGACTGGATTGACACCATTGACGAAGCGGAGGGTATTGATGTTGAGGCTATGTTTTGCAAAGTAGCGATCGCACATTTTAATCCACTACTACCTAAGCTTCCCGACAGGTGGGACGCGGAGAAGGAAGCCGCTATGCTCTGGCTCAACCAGCTTGTTCAGAACGCGATCGCCAACAATCAACCACTACCAATTGAGGGGTGAATTATGGCTGAAAGTCAAGTCCTAACAGAAGAAGACCGCTTTGTAGAATCTGAGGTTCATGTTGCGGGTCTAGGAGCTGATAAATTTAACCGCCAAGTCGGTGTGTTATTGACAAGGTTCACCTCTACCTTTACACCCGTAAAGGAGGGGCAGAAATACGGATCTACTAGAGCGGCGGGGAAGTACTATGGCTTCAAAACCACCCGATCACTAAGCCTTGGATTCGCAAAGAAATTCGCCTTTATACGAGACCTATTGAGGGTTCTGTTGAGGTTGACTATATGGGTGAAGATCAAGCTTTTGCTCTGTACGCTCTTGAATCGGATTTAAAGTAGGGCACATGAAAAAATTTTTAATCACATCAATCGTAATTGACTTCCTTGATACGATCGAGTTCTTTGGAGTGCTCGCAGGCACGAATGAAATTCCAAGTAATACTCAAGCCTATCCCAGAGTCAACGGTACGGAGGTTGAAGGCGTTGTGGCAAAGCTACACCCCTTCATCAATAACGAGTACGCTAATACTTGGATTGCTGAGAATAATGATGTTGAGGAGGTTCAGGTAGAGTCTTTCGGTAGCATTTATGACTATTTAAGCGATCGCGGTCAGACAGTTAACACTCGCTGGCTTATTTACATTGAATAATTATCACAGGAGATTCCGCTATGTCTAAAACGCACGTTCTTATCGACTTCTTCCACTCTCGCAGCCCAGGCTATTTCGATTCCACTCCATTAGGATCTAACGCAACTCTTGTCCATCCCCAGAAGCGATCAGTAAACCACTTCAGTGTTTGCACATTGGAGGATGGCGACAATCGCGCCGAGAAGATCTCCGCAGGTATAAAGCAAGCCCATAAAGACGCTCAAGAATTCATGGTCGAAGAGTATGGAGACGATTGGAAGCAGTCCGCTTCGTATGGTTTTGGATCTCTCAACTTTTACCAAGAGGGGGAGCTTTCGCCTCGCGAGCTTTCATATTTGGACAGCTAAGATAAAGCCGAAAGCAACCTTGGAGGATTAATGGCTAAAACTAACACTGCTCACAACAAAGCGCGATCGCCTCGCCGATCAGCTCAGTACCCCGTTCGCCGTAACGGGGTCATTTTTATCGTGGTCAAATCATACGACAACAAGGAGGCTTAGATGCAAGATAACAAAGTAGTTAACGGGATGATTGAGATTGAGCAGCGTTTTCATGATGCCTATACCCGCATTTCGAGGGATAGGCATCATGATTTACTAGCTCTGTTGGAGAGATATAGGATGTACCCAGACGGACACGAGTTCTATTATCCTTCACCAGAAGACGGAGAACTTCATCTAGGGAGCATCGTTTGCGGCTACCTGCCTAACGCAGAAATCGGGGGCATAGGCATTTGGTATTCCTGCTCTATACCTACGTTATACACTCATGAAGGAGAGATTGTCCCTTTGGAAGAAAAGACAATCAGTATGGCGATCGCTAAATTTGGAACACCAAGACAGGAGGCTTGAATGAATCCAAAAGTACACGATGCTGCGAATAAAATAATAGTCTGGGCGGAAGAAATTAAAGCGAAGAGACTCCAAGACCTCGCAGAACAATCCCGTAAATACCCCAGCAACTTCAAGTTCTATTACCCCTCTGTTTCGGGCGAACTAGAGGGGAGCTACATTCTTGGGGCTTACCTAAGCGGCTTTGCTGATGACGATATTCAAGTTTGGTATCGCTGTCATGTCCCTTCTTGGACTCCAGAAGATCATGAGGTTATGCCTCTCTCGGAGAGCGCGATTGACAGGGCGATCGCTAAATTTGGAACACCAGAACAGGAGGTTTAGATGTATTCAAAAAACTTAACCGAATCGGCTCAAGAAATCATCAGCCACTTTGATGGCTTGAAGCGAGTTGAGCTTCAAGCACTTACTGAGAAGACTCGACTGTATCCCGACGGCTTTGAATTTTCCCGCGATGTAGGCGAGAAGACAGAAAAGTTTCGAGTTTTGTCGGCTTTTGTTTCTGGGGCTGAACTACTTGACGCGCAGATTTTCTACCACTGCGAAGTCTGGTCTTGGATGGGTTGGTCTAAATGCTCACAACCTATTTCTGAGTTTGCGATAAGCTCATTTGTCAAACACTTCTCGCAGCCCGTAGGGTCAGGCAAAATCGCTATTGAAAACCTTGAGGCTTAACTAGCCTATGCCAACTAAAGCCCGATCGCCACCTCCACTCCTTTGCGATTTCAACACAACAAAATCAAAACAGGGAGACTGCGAATGGCGATGACCGAAGAAGAGTTGAACGGCTTGCGTGAGCTTTTGGCTGCTTACAAGCAGCAGAAGGGAGCTAAATCAAGCGTTAGGAAAAGAAAAAAAGCGATCGCATCACAAGAAGACTACGAGAGTATGACTCTCGCAGAGTTTAGCGGTCAGATCAACGATTCGATGGGCGACTGCACCGAACTTGCTGTTAACGAGTTCTTTGCGATGTCAAGGGCTAATCGAAAGGGTAGGAAGATCGAAGCGGTTGGTCATGGGATCAAGGGTTCTATAGGTGTAGGGCTGGTTGCTTACGGGCTCTACGAGATTTTCAGCGCCGCAATAGGTAAGGATTAATTCCAGTGCGATTCGTTCATGTCGGGCGATCGCACCTACACAGCAAAACACTGAGGAAAAATAATGGCAAGTCTAGATGCAACTATGAGTTTTCTTTGCGACACCCGTAACAGGCAGTTTTGGGAGAGGCTATTTCCTACTCCTCTTGCCGCCAAAGCCGCTGATTACGTTATCAACCTCCTTGGCGATGGCTGTGCAGACAAGCACTGCATAAGATCAAACTTTGCTAGCTATGCCACGTCCCTAAGCGCGTCCACGGATTCCCCCTTGGCTGAGATCTCGGAAATTGAAGAGGCTATTGAAAATGCGATCACCACACTCCTTGCCTACAATTTGATTGAGGAATGGGAGGACGAGGATGAAGAGAATGTTGTAACCACTTACTACAACCTGCCAGCGGAAAGTGACGACTAGAACACCTGAGCAAACGATCGCGCTTTACAATAAATTCACGCAAGTAAAAACATGGCTACAAAAATTAGAATGCAACATGACGAGGCTCTGCTTCGTTTTATCCGCGACTATCTACTGCCGTCTAGACTTCACTTCGCTGCCGATCCTGTCCGCCGCCATCCGTTCACCCAATCCACTATTACCGTTTACGAGATTGAGCCTCACGTTCTCGAAGAGGATGTCAAAGGTCTTATCGACCTGACCGACATCAATATATACCCATCGTCGCCACTAACACAGGTATAGGGAAAGATATGCAGCGGACGGTTGAGCTTTACTTCCAACAAGCTATTTGCTATGACGATATCGGGCTTGGCGACATCCCCGAAGCCGATCTGCCATCCGAAAGGGCGATCAAGCGGCAACTCGTGGACTGGGCTAAAAAGCAAACTCAAAACCGACTTACTGGTTTTGAGTTTGATGGCTGGACACTTTACTTCAAGGAGGTCGTGGAAACTGCGATCGATTACGATCCATGGTTTCTGCTCTGCGACCATGAGGAGACATGGCATGTTCGCCCATCCATCGCGCCCGAAAATCACAATTGCACAACTATTAGGTTCAAAAAGTAATGAACAGCTTGGAATATATGGCGAAAGTAATGAACAGCTTGGAATATATAGGGATCGCCGCCGCTACGCACATCGTAGACTTGATCGAAGCTCGTGGTCCTCAAGAGCTTTATCAGCTAAAAGTCGAAGTTTACGAACAGACAATCGGCGTAGACAAATCGAACGCGGACAAGATTACGGATCTCGCGATCGCTAACCTCATCAGAGATGGAAGGATTGAAAAGGTAGATGATGTTGACACTGACGACAAACCCTACACCTACTACGACATACCATTTTAAACAATCGGGCTCAAAACAAAAACACTAGAGGATTGACATGGCGCGGAAATTTGAGGCAGTTATTGAAGTTATCGAAGTTACTAACGAGTACTACAGGTACATCCCATCAGGGCTTGTTGCTACTCTTGACCAAGTTCACAATGTCAGGTCTACGAGATCTCTTGAAGGCTATCATACAACCAAGTATATCTTGACCTTTGTGGGACGAGACTACCCCAAAGAGGTTTGGGGCGTTGACTTCTTTAACGGCAACTGGGAAGAAGTGTCCAAAGAAGAGTATTGCAGGGCTAAGGAGAATAGCTAAAATGCATGGGAAAGGAGTATCGGATCAGACAAATCCTTCCTAACGGAGACATTCTATACTCCCCTAGCGCCACAGACAACATTCGTATTCTCAAATGGAATCTGTGGCGCTTACGAGACAAAGACAGCTTTCTTGAGCCTGCGGAGAGATCTAAACTGGTGATCGTGGACGAGGCGGGTAACTTATATCCGCAGCTACTCATTGACGCGATCGCTGAGGATCTCGCTCGTGAAGCCAACTGGCAAAGACGGGTAGATGCTAAGGTTGCAGCACAGAATGAACGAAACAGAATGAACGCGAGGAGAATATGAGCTACAGAATTGGATTTTGCCTTCGAGAAGTCGATGGGCTTCCCACTGTTATGGAGGCAATCAGCGCTGACGACATTTCATCTTCTTGGCTTGAACCCATGAAGGAATTGTCCGCCCAGATTCGAGCGATCGCCAAAGAATATGTTGATGAGATGCCGAAGGAGCTATGCCTCACGTTTGTGAACATGTCCGAGGATACCGATGAGTGGATTCAAGAATTGGACGACCCGTTCGGGTTGGACAATGCGGATGAACTCGCCTTTGGTTATGAGCGCCTACAAGAGGCTCTTGATTCTGGTATCTGCCATGAGATGTTCGTCTTGTCCTTTATCGATTTCGCCAGAGTTAAATACGGGCTAGATCTCGTGCCGCACATGCGAGGAGCGGAATGTGCGGAGTCGATGTGCGAATGGAGTCCAGATCTGTAGTTAGGTGATCGCAACCACAATCAATAATTAAAACAATTTATTAGAGAGGATTATGAGTCCAGCGTTCGACTATTACAAAATGAATCAGGATATCCGAATCCTATTCCACGATCTTGGCTACAACTATTGGATTGATGAAAACACGAATTACCCAGCAGGTCAAGGTAACTGTTTTCTGTGTCAGGCGATTCGCCTCACAGAATACAACTGCATTGGCGGCGTTGGCGGTCGAAACGCTATATATGATGGCGATACGATCGTGGGCTACAAGAAATGGACGGCGACCTTGTATCATGACTGGCACGAAGAAACCGATTCAGACTGCGAAGTTGTCTATGAAGGCGAGAGTCGTGACGAGGCTTTAAAGGCTTTGTGGGAAAACCGTCTTAAATATAGTTTTTAAAAACATAAACAAGGAGAAAAACAATGAAATCATGGTCTTACACTGTCGGAAATCCGCTTGGCTACAGGGAAACTATTAAGGCTAGCACAGAGGAGGAGGCAAAGAATATTATCTATGACTTGCACAGCGATCGGCGTGTTTACCCTGTCGCTGGTCGATGGGGTGTTGAGGTTAATCAAGACAACAATCAAAACAGATGAAATGCTATGACAACACTGAATACTTACAAAGATCTGAGCGAGGCTTTAGCTGACTTCGCCAAGAATAACTCAAGTTTTCCCGATGATTTCGTGCGTATCAAAATGGATACCGAAGTAATGGAAACGGTTGAGGGTGAGAATTATTGCCTTGATTACAGAGCGACTGATGACAGGCTCACACTTGATCAAGACATTGACTACCCATGTACTTGGGATGAATTTGAGATCCAACTTGCGGAGTTCTGGGATCTCATAGACTTCTGGGAAAAGCCTGTGGAAGAGGTTCCTCCCTCGGAAGGGTGATCAGCGATCGCGGCAAACAACGTTAGGGCTTAGCCTATATTAAGTCCGCGATCTGCTTTTGTGGTAGTATTAATTCAAGGAAGTATCAAAACATGAGTTCTGAATTTTTAGATCTGTTTGATCGTATCGAAATGGGTGAGCCCAAAGGCTTGGCAAAAAAATCCAAGCGCAGCAAAAAGTCCTACAGCATTGACCAAATACGAAATCGCGCCTTGGCTATGGGCTTCAGTGTTGAGGTTGAAGGTACTCGAATCTTTTTGACACCACCTGACACCGCCGAATATCAAGCAGTAGATCAAGCTCAGGCGTGGCTACTTTTGGACAAGCTTGAGTCTGAGATGACCACGCCCCAATCAAATTAACCTATAAAAATTCGCAAAAACATGATCAATCAAGCTCAATTGATGGAGATGCTACTCAAAAAACTAGAAACTCTTGAGGCTAAAATAGATGCCTTGGAGGGATCTGGGTTTGTCCCCCTCCCCTCATCGGCTGGTTTGTACCCTAAGCTCAGCATATCCGCCAAAGATAGAGTTATTTTCGAGAGGGAAGTCTCAAAAAACGTTTGGGTAGACACCGATGCCGAATGCTTAAAAGGAATCTTTAACAACCTTAGTGCATATACCCAACCATCTACCAACTCAAAATATGACGATGCCGAAAAAATAGCTATCCACGTCTATAGTGAGGGGTCTAACTACAGTATTCGGGTAGGAGCCAAATCTGTTTTTGCCAGAATTTTTATCCTAACCATTTTGAACCTACCAGAAGAACCCTTAAAATCGCCGATATACATCGGTGGAAGAAAGGGGGATGAAGATCCAAAAGTAGTCATACCCTTGCTATTCGACTCTCAGAAGACCCCCCTTTCCTACAGAGATGACCGACACAAGGATGAAATAAAAAGCGACTGGAAGCGAAACTCTTCAGAATACATTGAACAGGCGATCGCTAGAATCCGCAAAATCCACACCACGTTCGACCCATTTGCCAAACCAGAAGATATAGTCCCTTTGCTTGTTGATAAAGCAAAACAGGTTTGGGGCATGGAAAATTTCAAAGCTAAAGGTGCTGAATACTCAGCAAGGCACTTCAATGGTGCGAGAGTAAATGAATTGAGCATCCCCCAACTACAGCAATACCTAAAGGGTTTAAATCAGATGCAAGAGCAGCAGAAGTCAGCATGAGAGAAATCTATTACGGCAGCAAAGTTGTAGGGCGAGACGGGGCGGCGTACTGGTCTCATATCTACCCCACAAAGGGTCAGGTAAAAATGTGCGGAAGTCAGTTTGTTTGTCCCTTAAAGGTAAGCATCTCCCCAGATCAAACTCGAAACGATTTTCGAGGTATTGATTATTGGGGGTGGGTTGCAACGGGGGCTGAAATTATCTGCATGATACAAACAAACATTATCGGATTAAAGATGTGCTTCCCCTATGGTCTTGAAAAAGCTGAGGCTGGAGGTCAAGGCAAGGCTTACAGACTCATTATAAAAGAAGAATCTGAATAAAGCAAAAGCCCGTCATTGACGGGCTTTTGCTTTATTCAGATCGGAACTTAGACTAAGTAACGACCCTTGGTTTCGTAGACTAGATCGGTCTTTTCGACGATCGCCTCAGAATCAACGGTCAGAGATCCCGAAGGCTTTACACTTCGCAGGAAGCTGTCTTCAAGCAGCAATCCAGAAAGGTAAATGTCGGAGTAGGAGGGGTCAGTCTTTTTAACCAAGTTGCCAAGATTTGTCTCAGCAAGCGACTGGAGACTTGTAACTTCAGTTCCAGAGAGACCAGACACAGAATACTGGATAGTACGCTTAGCCGCGTTGAACGGCGTAATGTCTCCAGCGTAATTAACGTTAAAGGTAATCGAGTTACCTTCACCCAAAGTTACTTCGTTGGGCTGGCAGACGCGCCCGATTAAATCGGGGATCTCCACGAGGGCGATTGCAATTGACATAGAGGTAGCTACCAATAGTTTCCCTGAATATGACCTTTGCCCAACAAGTAATCGCAGGGGTGGAGAAATTGGCGATCGCTCCTCAATAACTTCTAGAAGTCAGCGTTGATTTGCCCCGCAGAGAAGAACACAGGCGACTCGTTTAGGAAGGTTTGAGTTGGATACTGTGATGCCCACAACAAATTACCATTAGCCTGAGCATCGTAAAAGGCTGCTGAGTTACAAGAAGTAAGTGGCGGAGCAGTTCCTATTGTTACTGTTGCATCATTCGATACCCGAATATAATTAGCGATCGTGACTCCGCTACCCCAAGAAACAGCCTGCCGATCAAGGAAAGGAGTTCCAGCGCCACTAGAGTCAAGTCCAGTCCCAATCTGAATAAAAATGGGGTTGGTAACACTGGGTAATACTGGAAAAGCAACGCCCTGATACCAATTAAGCTTTGCATCAATAAAGTATTCACTAAAAACGCCTAATTGGTAAGAGATTTTAATCACCCCTGCCGCGATCGTCACATCATTGGCGATCGCCAATGCTATTGGAGCTGGCAATCCATCAGCGCCTACAAATTCACCACCGATCAAGAAGTTTCCATCAAGAGGTGAATCCCATACGCCTACATGGGTCGCCGTTCCAGTGATCGGAGAGTTTATAAAGTCCAAAGATTGACTGATAGGGAATTGCCTAAGAATGTCGCTTGTGACAATAGCCCCAAAGCTGGTTGCCTCAACACGGGAAAAAGCTATTTCGTTCGCACCTGTAAGTAGAGGATTGCCATCGTGAATTGATATCCACAAGGAAGTGGGCGGTGGCGCATACGCCCCAACATTCCTTACCCACTTGACATCTTCTTCCTTTAAATAAGTAGACTGAGACATAGTTTTAGTTTAGCTGAATGGATAAGTGCGCCCTGCGCCGTTGTTGTAAATGTAACTTCTTTCTGCTGGCGTTAGCCTGTTGTTAGTGAAACCCATTTCGTCTATCAACACGATAAAATCATCGCCTTGGTATCCACTGTACCCACTAACAGTAATACCGACAGCATCGATTATGTCGTCGGTAAAGGTTGCTGATGGGGAGCCAGAGCCATTAATTGTCTGGCTGCTGTCGTTCACCTCCAAAGTAAGTATCCTGTTGCTCACATCCATTTCTGCGTATATAAAAACCCACTGGTTTGTGAATCGAATATCTATACTAGCCAGCGCACTGTTGTAATAGTAGTTAACCCTAATTGCATTGGTTCTCATTCCTCCAGGCTCTTCAAAAACGCTTCCTCCAGTAACCCCAGGTACTGCAACTACATTTATAAAAAGGGAGTTTGGAGCAACATTTACATTAAGCAACTGAAAACTATATGATTCGGGCGTGAACTGCCTTCCCGAAGTTTCGTCAGCGTCCTCAGCCGTAAATATGCCGTCAAATTTAATCCATCCCGTAAAAACAAAATAAGGGTAAGAGGTTAAAGGTACAGAAACAGGAGCATAGTTTGGTGGCTGATATGCTCCCCCAATTGATTTAGATCCATTGCCGATAAGCCCAGCCGTCACCCCGTCTTGAACAAAATTAGTATTGCTTGGGTTTAACCCGATATTGCTGGGTGTTGAATCATTCCACTGATAAATACCTGAGTTGAAGTCGCTTGTGTAGCTCTCAAAAGCCCAGTAAGCGATGTATTTGCCAGCGATTTCGTTTAAGACTTGGATCGCGGCAGACCCTCTAGCAATCAGCCTTGAAAACATAGTTGCGTCTCTCTCTGTACTCGCGCCACCTGTCAAACGCATAAGCAATGAGGTTAATACACTTGACGTATTTCGAGTAATCAACCTCGCAAACATGGTTTTATCTCGCTCTCCCTTAGTTCGAGGCAGGAGCCTCGCGACAATATTGGGCAAACCTCGCCTGTTTCTGAACGCGCTAAAAGGTAGTTGAGGAAATCCCATTACACCCTCCTAAAGTTTGGGGTTGAAAAGCCGAATAGCAAACCACTATCTCCGACCAATGTGACTATATCTCGCTTATTTTCACTTAGAGGTGGTTCACCAAAAACACCCCAGTCAATAAATAGGTCTATCCACTCAATATTACAGAGCGCCCCTGTATCGGGCTGAATAAGGTGGATAACCCAAGACCCGCCATCAAAAGAGTTAATAAAGGAGATCGCCGTATCACCCGTTGCCTCAAAGACAACTCGCGCATTCCCTGCGGATAAGTCAATGGTGGTTGTACCACCGAGTACTGCGATGTATTCAACAACTTGAACAGATTGAGCCGCCCGATAGGTTTGGCTTTTGTTTAGCTGAGCGATGATCGCTTCATAGCGACCAGGCTGCAAAACATCCCGATCGCTAGGCTTGAAGAAATTAATACCATCATCAACTTCCACCGACAAAGCATTCCAGACAACCTCTAATCCTAAACTAGCGATCGCCCGTCTATGGAAATTGACATACCCCGCAGAAGGCAAAGCCCTAAGTGCTGCTGGGTTAGTTACGGCGTATTTCCAGTAGTCGGCGGCTTGATACAATTCTGCCCATGTCCCCGAAGCTTCATAGATATTGCCGTCATCGGTACTATGGCTAATGCTGGTTACTTTACCACTGAACACATAGGCGATCGCGATCTCGTAATTACCAGCCACAAAGTCGCTGGTCGTAAGGATAACGCTGACATCGTAAACTCCATCTTCGGCTCGGTACAAGCCAAAGTTATCAGCAGGAGTTGGCGGAATGGTATCTACAGAGCCAGTACCAGTTATACCCACAACAAAATTTTGCGGCGCACCAACTGTAACACTGGTATCGAATGATTTTATATCTCCACCACCAACAGGTCGCACATAGACCCGAATATCGGAGGCGTTAAAAATTCCGTCCGAATTTCCTGAGACTACATCGGGGTAGATATTTGAGATGTTTGCAGGATAGGTAGCTACAACTTGTAGGGCTTTTGTCTCGTCAAGGGCATAGCTTCCACTCCAATCGGTGATATGCCCAATGCCATCAATTGTGCCGATTAAAGCACGTTGCCTTGCTCCTGCGATCGTGGAGTCGGCGACATAGAGGGGACCATTGATTGAAATAAACGCTTTCTGGTTAGCTGTATTTGGTTCTAATCCAATCACATCCAATTCTGTCACGCCCGTAAAAGTATAAGCGCCTACTCCTGCGATCGATATATTTCCAGTCCCTTTTAAGGCTTTGGCGGCATTTGCTCCTGCGGTTGGCACGATTCTTCGCCGCCCAAACTCTGCCGCAATTAATGAGCCATTGATCGCCCCATTTGGATCGAATCTAGCAACCTCAGAATAAATGTATGGAGAAACCCTGAGTACAGATCCTTGTACTGGGCGGTTAGCTAATTGAAAAGCCCTAAAATTTAACTGGAATTGGATTAGGATTGCGATACCAACTGGCAAGGCTTTCTGCAAAACCATGCCAGTCTGTGCGCCCGAATAGGGAACGCTCGTATTCACAATCATGCCCGACACATCCAAAGTTCCTGTATTCGTATCCACATAGCCTTGAAAGGTGATTGAGGCTAGACCGATGAACTGGCTCGAAACATCTACGTTGTCAAGATCAAAAGAGACACCAATTTGAATGCCTTCTGGAATTTCGTTGTTGCTGTCGTTAACCAGCCAGAATCCGACCGATTTGCTGAAAGTCCCATCCACCCCGTAACTTGGAGTTATAACCACCGACCCGTCAACAATGTCGGAAATAGGTATGTCAGCACCATTCTCAAACTGAGTGTTTAAAACGTAAGTCGAGAGTAGTGGTGGGTAAGCTGGTTTCCATCCGATAGGGCTAAATATTGCGTCATAGGCAAAGACTTGGCTTGGATTGGCGACCGCCCTTCTCATGCCATGAATAGGGTTAAGTGGCAGCGCCGCTTCGTTTGCTACGGTCAATTCCGAGACTTCAGGGTATCCAAATACGCTTACAACTGCGGGAAGCTCATAAGGTGTCCCATCGACTTGATACCCAGGGAACGTTGCAATAACAAATGCCGAGCTAGGGTCATTCGTTTTAGAAGAGAGGATTACATACTCTTGAATATCAACGCCAAAAACAGTGCCATTCGCGAGAGGCTTTGCGCCTGAAGGGATAGTAATCGAAATCGTCCCATTAATCGCATTAATTGAGGACACCTGACCAACCGCACTATACCCAGCGCGGTTACGGTATTGGAGCCAAAAGTATTTTTCACCCCCCACACCGCTACTGCCAGAGAATAGGCTTAATTGAAGTGCTGGCGGGGTTTCTGGTGTGCCTTGATATTGATATCTCATATTTTGATTTTACGATGCAGCGATCGCGTTGTATTTTTGTGGCGGAATGAACGATTAATCTGCCTCGAAGAAAGCGCTGGCATCAACGATATCTCCAATCGTATCACCAACGAAATCGCTATATAGTGGTTCGTGACTGATTGATATAGCCCCTTGAGGTGTTCTTGTCTTGGTTTTTATAATTTCAATAGTTTTACCATCTTCGGGAATAGCGATCGCTGCCACAACAAAAATAGTGTCATCGAACGCAAAATTTGCAGAGTAAAGGTCAAAGATGTAGTTGCCATTGTTTATGCTGGGGGCATCAAAGAAGTTGCTCGGTATCTTAAACTGAGAATAAGGTATATCCTGACCTAGCCCAGTAACCACAGTATCCCGCAAGGCGATCTGCTCAGAGCTTATCGTTGGGGTGTTACCGATCGTTGTCGCCTCAATCTCATTCTGGATTTCTGTCGGGTACTTAGGAAGCTTTTTCACCAAAACAGTCTGCTTATCATGGCTGACAGTCAAAAATTTTGTATCAAAATACTCTCCCTCAAAAAGTAACCTCTGTGGTTCGACCCTGCCAATGGTAAAAGGATCTCTAGGGATGTGGGTTACGACAATTTGTTGCGAAGTTAGCCCTCCGCCAGCGATCGGGATACTGTATTCGCGAGTGTCAAGGATCTCTTCGTCAGGGAAAGTTGTTGTGAGCGTTCGGATTGGATTGTTAAAGGAGAATATCTGCTGGGTTGGCGTAATTTCTGGCTCAGGCAAAACATCTACTTCGATATCAGTATCCAACTCGAAAGAACATTCGACAGTACGTTGGTTTGCTCTGACTACAAAAGGGTTGTAAGTACAAGTTTTTGGTGTTCGCCTGTCATCCTCAAAATCATACTCATCTGGATATTGAGGAGGCTGTCTTTCAACATAGTTATTCGCATCAACGTCGCTACATCCATCATCGCCTTCTGGACCATCCTCTCTGAGTATTTTGTAAACTGATGCAGTTCCTTCAACAGTGTCGCCAGTCCCACTAAAGGGAGGGTCGTCAAAGTTGTAAATACCAGCAAATACAATTACATTGCCATTCCCAGTCGAAAATTCTATACCTTGCCCTCTAGTCGTACTTGTCCCGTTCTGGTTGCCAACATTAAGAGTGTCTCGATAACCCACGACCGAAACGGGACCTGCAAGCCGAAAACCAGAGGTTCTTATAAATAAATTTGTGGGAGGGTTTAAAAGCCTATTACCGCCAGGACTGGCTGAGGTAACGTACAGAGTCGCACCCCCATACTGAGAATCCGATCTTGACTGTACCTGCAAATACACACGGTAAAAAACGCCTGCCCCGACTGGTGGATCGACATACTGGTTCTTAACATGGGTGTAGTCGTATTCCGTCTGGAAAGGTTCTTGCTGATATTTGAGTTGACCAGGCGAAAACTGGGGAATAGAGTCGAGGTTTGCGCTTGGAATAACCGAGCCGACAGGGATCTCGTCAAAGGGGATATTTAATTCGTGCCACGCTCCACTGCGATTCTCAGATATAGTTCCTAGCCCAATCTCAAAGCTGCCAAAATATCCGTATTGAAAAATAAAATCGGCGAAGCCTTTAACCTCTTGCGGGTCTGGTTCACCAAAGCCAAAGTAAAAGCCGCGATCGCTTAATGTAGCTCTGAAGTTTTGCAACAATTGAGACCCATCACGACTTGGGTATCGAGGTAAAACCAAGCTCTGTTTAAAAGCGCTTAACGTTGGTGAGAGGTAAATGCCATCCTCAAGCCTTGAATCGTCTAAGGCATCAATCTCGGCATCTTCCTCTTTACTGCCTTCATCTATACTTCTGATGGTGTATAGATAGTAAGTAGAAGGCTCCGTGATGTCGTCAAACCTAGCGACATAAGGATCTTCTTTTATAAGCAGATTTACGACAAAGCTGTTTTTATAAATCCCTGTTTTCTGAATCGACCCGTAAACAAGCGACAGAACCTTACCTACCTTAAATTTCTCTATCCTGTAAAAAACTTCGGGGCTATCCCTGTCTCCCCCAACATAAAAATCAAGAATATTCCCGTTGGTCTTTTGAAAAAGAAAAATAACCTCAGTTGTCCCCCGATCGCCTTTTTCAGTCCTGTTTACCTTCTTGAATATTGTAGATTTTTGCACACTCCCAGAAAGGCTGGCGGAAAGGGCATACCATTCACCGTCATCAGTTTTAAGAGCTATACAATTACCCGCAGATATACGATCAGGCGATCGCGCCAAAATACTGCCACTTGTTGTCTGGACGGTACAATTATCATTAACGTCAGTACCAAGAGTTGTCCCAAAAGCAATTTTCTTATCATTCGCCAGAATTTGAACTAGCAGCTCTTCGGGGGTGCTCATTTTTTTAGTAAGACCACTTTAGCTACGGATGTGGCATCAATCCTAAAGGGAATCTCGTAAGTTTGCTCGCCTTGGGTTATAGATATACCAGACGGCGATCTTGTGACGCTTGGGGAGGCTTGCTTGATTATTTCAGTAAATCTCTGGACAATATCGTTATCGCTTGGCATTGAAGTCCCTCCTCCTAGAAGTGTTGTAGACAAACTCGCCAGCCGATATGCTGTCGTTACCCTTGATTCTGACATCAGGGGCGATCTCGCTGTCAAGGTTACGGCTGTAGGTCGCCTGTTTTATCGTAACAGATCGGGCTTTGTCATACCCACATTCTACCTGCGTACCCTCAGAAACAACCATCAACGCCCCATTTTGCAAGCCCCTATACTCAAGGTTGTTCGACACTGAAATAGCTCGTAGCCGACCTTCGCTAAACGTAACGCGATCGCCCACGCGGATATTTGGGTAATACCATGCCAATTTCTTTGCAGCGATCGCATTATTCATGCCAGCTACCCGCAAATCAGTTTCCAGAGTCTTTTGAGCTTCTTGCACGGTGTTGGCGTAAGGGAGATCGATCACATCGCTGTCGGTGTACCTCAAAATAATATCCGCAGGGAATGTGGTCAGCAAATCCGATGTTGCGTAGTATTTTGCATAAGTGTAGCGACGAACACTGTTTGGGCTGGCAATTCGGGCTTTTTCCTTGGCTGTCCCCCAACGCTTGAGCTGAACCTGAGCGATCGGGGGTTTACCTCTTTTTATTTCCTTGGTCGCTTCACTTGCTGCTTCCAAGAAATTGGGTCCCTGAGCTGTGTCGTTCAGCAGGACTTCTTCGTAAAGCTCGGCGTAATCAAAAGGCTCCGAAGAGGATTTACCCGTAATATTCTGGTCTTTGGAATCAACAAAAACCCTGCGAACCGCGCTGGTGTAGCTTTCGTCCCCTGCAAAGATATATTCAGGGCTAACATCGCCAGCTTTCCGCAGCTTTTGTGTGTTGTCTGGGAGGTAGGGGTTGTATTTCGGGCTCTTGCCGTAAGTAAACGCCGATCTAAAACTCGACTCCGATTTTAGCCAGTACGGTTCTGAATCAGAAACATTTGCGCTAACTATCCCCACGACATACTCAGGGTCAACGACCATAACGCCATTACGCTCTATAAGTCTTGCTGGAATTCCCGCCCTTGTAATCGTACTTGGATCAAGATCGGTGTATTTTTTGACCTCTAAAGTGAAAGGTATTGGCGTAGATTTCCCATAAAGTTTTCTTAGCGGTTCAACCTCAACACCAGAGCTGCCTCTTATTTCAACCTTGTTGAACCGACAAAGTTCAGCCCCATATCTTAGCGTTTGATACGTCTGAGCACTTACCGCTGGAGGGGCTTTGACCCAAGACCCCAAAGGCTTTGTCTCTTCTTTTTGGAGGCGTACAAGTTTCCATCCAGACGTTTTAGTGCCTAAAAGGTATTTGGCATTTTTTAAAAAAACTTGGTTGCCATTTACCGACAGGATATTTACGGAGTCTGGATTTACATAGATAGAGACTGTCCGACCTTCATAAGTGGCAATCACATTAAAGTCAGAAGTTATCGATTCATAGTTGTAGTCTGTAATCTGTTCCTCAACTTGCGTCCAATAAAGTTGAGGGGAACCGTTTAACTTGATAATCGTATTCACGCCCTGAATATTGCCAAAGACTGCAATATCAATACCTCTGTACGCAAACCCGTAAGTTTTACTAATCTCCTTAACAACGATATTGTCGATAAAAGTTGTCTCTGTGTAGACTTTTTTTGGTCCAGATACGTCAAAATTTAAGTCCAGATTGGTCAGCGTTCCGTAGCTTTCCTTTTCGGTTAACCTGCTAGCATCTTCACCCTGTTTAATCACTTCCCGAACTGGTTCCAATGGCAGTAATAAGGCATCCTGCTCATCGAAAGGATCTCTAGAAAATTTACCTGTTACAAGGACATTATCAATGATCGGCAGGACAGGATCTCTTTTACTACTGCCACTATCGATCACTACCGAATTTGGAAATGCATAATCTCCGACACCATCGATCGCTACCAATTTAACTGCTTGAGGGTTTGAAAAGCTAATAAAACACCCAAGCCTCCTGCAATTAGTCCTCAGTATTTCTTCAAAAGTCGTTTCGATTTGTTCAGGTGAGTAGAAAATGGCTGGTCCAATATACGAGATACCCAAGAAAGAGGCGATCGCGCTAACACTGACACTAGATGCATATTTGAACTTCGAGAATGCATCTCTTTGTAAGAATGGAGCGATACCGATCTTGCGCTGACACTTAGCTTTCCACTTTGATTCTAGCTGCACAGTTACATCATAAGTTTCAATATCACCTCGACCAAAACGAGATCTCTTGACCGATACGCCAGCAGGGGCAACTACAAAGCCGATACCTTCGATAGTTACGACCTTGAGATCTGGGTATGCTGCGGCGATCGCGTTGGCGACTTCCAAGGTATTCCCCTTATATAGAATCTCGCCCGATGGGTAGTCTTCTAGTTTCTCTGACCATTGCAAATTGCCCACCTGCAAAGGGTAGGGCAATAAAGGGTAATTTGATAGTTTTTGGGTGACTGTTGACATATTTTTGGGTGTTTATTAGGAGTTGTAGGTAATACTGCCCACTGCCTGTATACCACCCACGGGCTTGAGCGGCTCAATCTGAATTGCTGTAAGCGACGAGATTGGCATATACAGCGAAACATACCTTTCATCGTCAGAAAGAAATTCGTAGATTTCAGGAGATTGTAAATCTGCGGCTCTAAAATATGTGCGTCCCGCAAAATCGCAGACCAGCGCAAAGTTGGTCAGTTCGTAAGTGGCGATCGCAGCTACGGGCTCCAGTTCCAGATCTTGCTGTAGATGGAGCAATGTAGCACCATTGGGGAATGGTGCGGTCGAATAAACGAATATCGCCCCAGCTTCGATACCATAAGTTCCTGCAACCCCAAGAATGGCTGAATAGGGGAAGAGGATACCATCCACAGAGATCGGGTCGGGGCTGGTAAAAGCCCCCCATGTCGATGTGTCAATGCGATATACGTTTGCAGTGTTTGTAGCGATCGCGGTTGCCGACACCAGTATATCCAATTCTATGATCTCCCCTTTTCTAGGTCGATATATATGGACGGTGTTTGAGTCGGTGTTCAGCCAAAACGAATAAGGTGTAGCCAACCTTGGCTCCACCTCGCTAGATCCCGTTACGGATACAAGTGAGGCTGTGAATGGGAAAGCGTATCGGTAGTGAACACCTGAATAAATAGGTGAGATCGCATGGTAAACGACTGGCTGCAATCCAACCGCGTTTGCGTAAAGGGCAAGATAGTCGCAATTAGCAATTGGAGCCATGCTTCGAGATGCTCCGTTCCACAGCCGTGTAAAACTAGCGCTAGGCTGTGACAGGCTAGGCAGCGCGATGGCAGGGAGATCGTTGGAGGTTAACTTAAACATGATTCCGATCTGAATTTAGTAGTTCCATTCAAGAGTTTCGTAGATCAGGGTTATTGAGTCAACGAGCTTCTCCGTCCCAACAAGGTATTCTTTACCCGAAGGCACGGCGCTAATAAGGTAGCAGCTATCCAGTGCTACCCCAAGTAAACCCACAGATCTCAGGTCAGGGGAAGAGCCATTAACTAGATTTCTCCTCGATGCAGCGGCTGCGGATCTCCACAAAACAACATCGCTAACCTTAACACCTGCCAGCCCTATAGTTGCAGACTGGCGAGCTATGGCGACCTGCGACTGAACACCGTTGCGATTAAGTAAAACCTGTTGACCGTCAACATCGTTAAGCGAAAACGAGTCAACTTCATATCCATCAAAGAAATTGGCTTCTCCTTCGCCAGTCAGATCGTAAGACCAGTACCTACTAATAAACTCTAGCTGCGTTGATGCCCGTATCTCCCTTCCACCTACGGCCACAGTCTCCGACGGGGTGACATTAACAAGAATCGCTGAAGCAATCGTGTAACCCGCAACTGTCAGCGAGATAATCTCAGGATTGAGCGCGTCGGCAACATTTTCAACCTTGCTTATATAGCCAACCGCATACTCCGCTGGAGTACCAATGACTGAGAAAGATATCTTCCGCTTAAATGTCGGAACATCTCGCCGCCCTGAACCCGACTGATTGATTACAAATATCTTTGTGTCAGCGCTAACATTAATATTCGCGATCGGGAAGCCATCGAAAGTCCCCTGAGAGAATGGGACATCATAATTCCTAGTCTCGTATTCAAGCACCAATGAGTCACTAATCTCTCCTAAACCTGTGGTAATTGATGCGGTTGGCGTTACCGACGTTAATACTGCATCGTTTAAGGTGATACCACCCAGAGTAATATCCTCGGTCAGGGGGTTTAGCAGATCGCTGTTAAGCAAGCTGAGGAATGTCTGATAGTCGGATGGAGAAGTACCTTTTAAAGTGATTCCCACTTTTCGACGTTTAACAATAGCGGTACGAACCACGCCCGAATCCGCGTATTGAACACTAATTGAATCGCCATCGCCGAACTGAATACCATCCAAGTCAACAACAAAGCCCTTAAACCTTTCAAAAGCGACCCCATGCGTCCATGTATTGCTCTCGTAAAGAAGTCTAAGAGTATCAACTAATTGGATGTCGCCAACTTGCAATATATTTGATACCTCTGCCGAGATTAAGCGGCAACCCGTCAAGCCGCGACCGCCATAAGAAATGATCTCACGGAAATCAGAACCCGCCTCTACTGCGGACTGATAAAAGACAACATCAGAATCCGTAACCCCAGTAATGGTTATTCCGATATTTGGGCGGTAAGCCCTGAACTTCTGAAGATTGGTTTCGCCTTGTTTGGTAAATTCCCTTGACTCCGCCTCGCCAAACTGAATACCATCTGGCGCGATCGCGAAGTTGTCGAATTGCAGGAGGGATATCATTGGCGCACCAAAAAGGCGATCGCTTTATTTAAGGTGCAATCGCCTTTTTGATGTTTGATTGTTGCGAAATCAGGAATCGCCCCCTACCTCACGTTGCTGGTAACGCGCCCAACACCCTTTAGTATCCTGTCTAGTGAATCATTGACAGCTTTCTTGACTTCGCTATCCGTGACACCACCACCCTGAGAATTAATTGTTGTTGGTGCATTGATAGTTAGGTTTCCACCTGCGGCAGCGCCAACTATACCTGAGTTGGCGATATTAGCCTCGCCCTTGCCTAGAGCGCCAACAATACCCTCAAGCCGTTCCAACTGCCTTTCGTCAAACACAGCTAAAGGCTTCTTGTATTCTTCGCGAATCTGCTCTAAGCGCTTCTCGTCGATTTCTAGCTTGACGGGATTCTCGCTGATTTTCTTTGACACCCTCTCAAACTCAGCCTCTAAGCTCAAAGTCAAGTCTCTCACCTTGATGTCTGGGGCGACCAGTACTTTGAAAAAGCCTTCGTTTATCTGCGTAGTCAACTTGTCAAACGAAGAAACAATTGGCTGTTCAGGCTCAGGCTTGCCACTGAACTTATTATTGAGTTCCTCAAAAGAGTTGACCTGAACAGGATATTTTTTATTTAAGTCGTCAAAGCTACTCGCGATACTCTTGTCAGGATACCTAGCAGCCAGCTCCTCAAAGCTGGTGGCAAATGGTGTATTTTCTGGTTTGTCTACCTTCGCCGCCGTAAATCCGCCCTGCTCTACCTGTCCAAGCAAAGCAGATGTAGGGTTTTTGAAACTGGCTCCACGAATGTTGATAGGTTGACTCGCCAAAGCTACCGCATTGCTTACATCGGTACTGGTCAATGCGCCCTGCCCAGTATTTTGGGATATGCGAGTAAGCTGCTCCTGTTGTAACCGCTCTTGCAGTGCAGGGTCTCTCGTTGCCCCGATAACGTCACCGATCGCGTTATTAGTTTGAGCCTCTTGATTGATAGCGAGATTACGGCGATCGTTGTTGTTAACAAGTTCACCGACTCTAGCTTCGTCGCCGATAAAGCCCTTTTCCTGCTGCAAACCGCCAAGTTCAAGAAGGTTCTTGTCTTGTCCCAACCTTGCCTGAGCTAGCTTTAACTTGGCTTCCTCGGATTCAGGGCGCTGTTTAACCTCAAGCTCGGCAGATTTGATTACAGCATCCTGTGCCGCGATGTCAACCTTCTTCCTCTCGATCGCGATTTCATTCTCAACCCTCTTTCGTTCCAGCGCTAAATCACGCTTCTGAATATCGCGCTCTAAGGACTCAGCCTCAAATTTCTGCTGCTCCTTGAGGGAATTCAGTTTGAGTACAGCCAACTTTTCGGCAAGAATCAGCTTTTTCTCTTCGAGTTCAAGGTCGGCAAAGTTACCTTCACCACCCGCTTTTCGGATGGCGGCTTGTTGGCGGTCAAAGATCTTGTTGAGGGTATTAAGCTCAGACTCGCGCAGAGCTACCGTTGACTGAGCTAGCTTGTTGGTCGATTCGGAAAGACGGCTTTGATTTTCAAGTCCCTTTTCCAATGCGGTAAACAGCAGCTTTTGGCGCTCAAGCTTGAGGTTTTGCTGCTCGATTGTGGCTGCATACTTTTGAGCCTCAAGATTAAGGCGATCGCGCACTGCGGAAACTAGCCCCTCAATCGCGGCGAGTTCGGCTTCGGCGAGGGTCTTGGTCAGTTCAGCAACTTTGATTCGATTGGCGTTCTGAGTTTCTTGGTTAACGCCAATACCCTTCTTTTCCAGATCCTCAATCTGCTTCTGCTTTTGCTGCTCAAGCTGTAGCTCAAGAGCTATGCTGCGCTTGCGTTCAGCGGTTTCTTGAAGCTTGATTTCGGATTCAAGTTTAATACCTGATTTGCGAAGCTGAGTAATCTGAGCGAGGCGCTGAGTCTCACCCACTTTTTCGGCTTGGAGGGTTTCCTTAATACGAGCATCAAGGGTTCTTAGCTCCTGTTCGGCTAAAGCTTTAGCCCTGTTCGCCGCCGCAACCTGAGCGACTTCGTTAAATTTCCTCTCCTCCTCCTTTTTCTGAGCAAGAGCAAAAGCCGTGGCATCATCTCCCGCCTTCTTGAGGCTGGCGATCGTAGCCCTGCCACGAGCTTCGGCTTCGGGGTTCTTCTTAGCAATATCTTCGAGTTGGGTTTTACGTTCTGACTGGGTTCTTTCTTGTAGTTCTAACTCCGCAACCCTTTTTGCGGCAGCATCCCTGCGTTTTTCTACAACTCTGTCCGTGTCTTCCACGGTTGGTGGCTCAAACTCGGACTTCCTAGCTTCTTTGCCTACACTCGTAATTTCGTCTACAGACAGGAATCTAGCTTTTAACAAAGGCTTCTCAACAGCCTTCTGGAAACGATCCCTTTCAGATCTAGCATTAGCAAGAGCTTTACTGGTTCCACCTAGTTGCGCTGTGATATCATTCAGCTCTTTTTGAGTGCCAGTGCTTATCTTCAAGGCTGAGTCAATTTTTCCTCTTTGTTCGGTAATACCCGATATCTGCTTTTCAAGGTTGCTAATGGAAGTAGAAGCCGCGTCAAACTGTTTGACGCTTTCGGATGTCCCCAATCCACTCTTGTTGAGTGAGTCCAAAGAGTCTCTCTTGGCTTGCTCAGCCTTTAACTCTTGATTTAACTTAGATAGTTTCTCATCAAGTATTGGAGCCTGTTGATCTCGAAGGGCTTGAATCTTGGAAGGATCGCCAGTTGCCGCAGCAACCTGAGCCTCAGCTATAAGGCGATCGCGGCTAATTTGCTCCTGCTGATCCTTGGCAGTTCGCTCTCTAATCGCCCTCCTCGCTTCAAATGCTTTCCTTTCCGCTTCAAGTTGAGCGTCGATTTTATCTATTTCATTCTTACCTGTTAGTAAGCTGGCTTCAGACTCAGAGATCTTCCCAGTAGCGAGCAAAGCTTGGATCTTCGCCTGCTGTGCATCGATCGTAGCAATACGCTTCTGAGACTCTTTCTGGTAAGCCTCAGTGATAGCTTGCTGGGCTTTAATCTGCTGATCGCGATCAGCAGATACGTTGGCAGCGATACCGATAAAGTTTTTGGCTACTTCATCGGCTCGCAATATACCTGCATCTTGTAATGCGGTTGCCGTTTCGAGCAGCTCTGTTATTTTTGTCTTAAACAGGGTTGGATCTCCAGCAGATCTAGCAAGCGCCGTAACCGCAGCTTGGTATCTCGACGCAGCCTGTTCAATAGCACCACCAATACGAGGTAGGTCGATAGGTGCGATTTTTAAGTTAGCGGGATCGTAGGCAACTTTAAGCTTTTTTAGATCTTCCAAAAGATCTCTTTTACTTTGGCTGTCTAACTTATTGGTTTCAACACCCTTGATAACCGTATCAAGAAAGCTCTTTCTTACCGCGATGGATTCTTTCTGTGTCTCTATTTCAATCTCTATCTGAGCCACCCCGTCGCTGTCACCTTGCCCTTGAAGCAGATTCTTTCTCTGTTCAAGCTTGATCAGCCCTTCCTGCAAAGCTGCTTGTTCGCGAAGCTGAGACCTCAGCTCACGACCCTCAGCTTGGCTTTGGGCTAAGTTGACATTCTCTGAGGCTATCTTTACCTGATTGGTTGATTCCTTTACGTTGGTTCCAGTGAGACCACCCAAGAAGGAGATAAACTTCTTATCGAAGGACTCAAATTCCTTGTCTGTCTCCTGTCTGATTTGTCCTTCGGCATTTACAGGTTTAGCTTGTAATGCCCTAAGTTCTTGAAGTTTCTTTATTTGGCGATCGTAAAGCTTTAGGGTTGGGTCGTCATTAAGTACTTTAGGATCTTTGATAGCATCTACATACCTTTGTCTTTCCGCAGTAAGCTTTGTTAGTTCACCCAAAGCATCTCTACCCTGAGACTTGTTGAGGATATCGAGTTTCGCCTTACTTTCTCTGAGGGTGTTACCTAATCGCTCAGCGCCGTCGGCGGCAATTTTTGACTGCTCATCAATGAAACCGATATAGGTAGTAATGCCAGCGAACAAAGCCGTGAGCAGTAAGGTTGGACCGATTTCTGCAATAACGTTTTTAAAGGAGTTGACAAGCCCCTTCGCCGCTTTTCTTACGGGAATATCTAGCTGCTCAGCTTTTGCGCTTAACGCCTGAATATTAGCATCTACACTTTGGACTTCCTTCCCGATCTTCTCGGCGGTAAAGCCCTCCGCAGACAGCCCTGTACCAGCATCTATGGTTTTAGCGTCAGCAATGAGTGCTTTGCGCTTTTCGTTAAAGGATTTTATTTCTTCTAGAGTTTTCAGCCTTTCTGCTCGGTCAGGATCGACAAAGTTGCCTGCCCTTGTATCCAAGTCCCTGAGAGCCTCGCCGAAATCAAACCTTTTTGCTCCACCACTAAACAGGCTTTTGATTTTCTGATCAACAGAGGCGATCGCCCCAGAAAAAGCCGTGGGAATGTTTCTTAAACCCTTCTCTATTTCTAGTAAGGCAAACCCTCCTCGCAGAGCAATGTTGTCAAAAGTCTTGGGAATATTTCTAAGACCGTTTTCAAGGCTTAGCAAGGCAAACCCAGCTTTTGTGGTTATAGTATCAAGGGATTTTGGAATGTTTCTCAATCCGTTTTCAAGGCTCAGCAGAGCAAAGCCTCCTTTCAAAGCTATGTCGTTAAAGACTTTTGGGACACTTCTTATTTTGTTTTCAAGCTCTAATAATGCGAACCCACCTCTCAGGGCGAAATTATTAATCGCGTCTCCAGCTTTCAAAAGGTTTGATCTGAACCCTTCAGATGCAGAAGCTCCGAGCTGAAACAGTAAAGCAGTGGGCTTCTCAAACAGCAACTGACTTAAAGGGGCTATAAGTTTCTGATTCTCTATACCTGCTCTAACCGCATTTGCCTGAGCGATCGCAAACTCCCTTCTCGCTGTTGCGATACTTGAAGCCACAGGGTCTACGGTCGCGCTCTGTCTAGCCTCTTTCGAGAACCGAATGATATCTTTTGTTATCTCGGATACACGCAGTTTGGCTTGGGTCACATCCCGCTGAGTTATAATCCCCGCCGAAGGGATCGAAATTTTTGCCTCCCCTGTTACCAAGGATTGCGCTACCTGCGTAAGTGAATTCTTTTTACTCCTTGCGGCTTCAGCTTCCCCAGAACTTAAAGCGAGCGACTCTTGCTTCTTAGCTGCCAAAGCTTCCTTGAGTAGAGCAGATCTAGCTTCCCTTCTTTTCTTTGGGTCTTCCTCTAGGACGGGGCTGGTAAAAGTCTTGCTTTTACCCTCCTCGCTTGCAAGCCCCAGTATTTCCTTTAGGCTGTCATTAGCCCTCTTGATTTTAGTAAAAGTCTCCGAAATGCCAGTCCCAAGAGTTCCGATACTGACGTTTACGGTTTTAAATACATTGGTTATCGTTCCACCAAAAAGTTTTACAACCGCGATCGCAATCAGCAATCCACCAACAATCTTCTGGAAAGGATTAGAATTCTCCCCAAAAGTAAACAGCGGCAAAATTGTGTCGCCAATCAGTTTAAACACTGGACCAAGAACCGCACCCACCGTGTCCGCAAATTTACGGATAGTTCCTATTAGGTCTTGAATAATTTTTTGGAGACCCTTATTCTTTAGGATTAGCTGGTCAAAGAAGATGAACCCGATACCAATTCCAGCGCCAAGTAATACGCTATTTACGGCGAACTCTCTAGCGGCTGCGCCACCTAGTTGCAAGCTCTTGGCGAGTAAGGAATTCGCCTTCTCCGCATTACCAGCAATACCCGTAAACTTCGCAAGCTGCTTTGATGCATCCCCAATGAGGGGGGCGAGACTTCCAAAGATCTCGCTCTTGCCAACGACTCTCGACAAGACCAACAAAGCGCCTGGAGCGCCAATAAAAGCCTTCTCAAAAACATTTTTAAGGGCAGGAAACGCCTGGGCTAAACCCGCCAGCTTTATTCCCAACCCCCCGACTTGAGGCGCTAAAGAGACCAGAAACCCAGACAAAGGAGCTAGACTACCAAGAAGACCCTGCAATTGCTTGGTAGCGAAACCTGCGGCTCCAGGTATCTTGTCTAAATTTGCCGCAAAGGTTAGAAAACCTGCCGCTCCCCTATTACCTAATACCGATGTAAGGTTTAGAAACTGATTAAAAAGACTGTTAGATCTCTTATCAACAAGAAAGAGTAGTTCGCCAAGACCAGGTAGAAGTTTTGCGAGAAACCCAAACCCTTGCCCCAGACCTAGTATCCCTGCGGATAGGACCTTTGCACCGATGGAAGCCGTTATAAATAAGCCCCCTAGCGGCGCAATAAGTTTAAAAACCTCGGCAAACACAGAGATAGCTGGCTTGAGAACGTTTACGGTAAAAACTATTGCATCAGAGAACGCGGTAATAGCCCCGACCAACGAACCTGTTAAGTAAGCAGGAATGCCACCAAAGATTTTGGCGATCGGATCTCCCAAAGACTTAAACAGGACTACGATCTTGTCAAAGGCTACGAATAACGTAGAAACAAGCTGCTCAACTTGGGCTGAAATCGTCTCTTGGTTTGCCGCAAGAAACTGATAAACATTGTCCAATTCCTTGACAATCGGGCTTAAAAATTTAGCCCCTGCCTTGCGTCCAATCTCATCAAAAAGTTCGGTAATGTTACTCGTAATCCCCGATATCGTCTGACTGGCGAGTTTGTTCCCCGCCCTAAACGCTTCCAGTCTTTTTAACAGCTCGTCAACGAAGGTTCCCTGTGCCTTCCACTTGTTGACCATCTCATTGTTGAGATTCAAGTTTTTGGCTAGCAAAGAGTTTTGGTCAATCGTCCCCTGCACGATTGAGGTGATTTCTTGCCTTGCCTGAAACAAAGGGATGCCTAGAGTTCCGAGCGCAGCAGCGGTTGACGTGACAATATTGGCGGACTGATCTAGGTTCGCCCCAATATTACTTGCCTGACCAGCAACAATCTGAAATAAATCTACGAGATCTTTGGAGGTTACGCCGACAAGCTCTAGTGAGTCTTTCCGAATTTTGGCGATCGCACCTTCAACCGCAGGACCCAAAGCCTTGATAGCTGCTGTCGGATCGGAAATTACGACGCCATTCTGAAGAATCTTGTTTGTGGCTACAAGGCTCGCCTGTGTCGCTAGAAGTTGTTCTTGCAGTCTCGCATTCTGCCCAATAAGCAGATCGAATGGACCGTTTTGAACGAAACCTTGGAGAGCTTGAAAGCCAAAAGAAAGGAATGTTAGTCGCTGAGAAACCTCAAAAATGGCGTTGGTTGCCTTACCCGCACCCGCTTCAAGCAACTCAAAAAGCTCTAGCGGCTCGGTAGCACCCGCGAGTGGATCTGCAACCAATGACACCAAGCCAACGGGCTGTGTAAGCTTCTGGGGGATCTGTTTAACCTGTTCTAAATTTCCCAGAACAAAAGCGTCAACATTGTCGATTACGCCAGTAATTTCCTCAAAAATTGCGCTTCTAAACCCGTCAGCAAAACTGGAGGCGGCTTTATTCCCCGCAAGAGATAAGGCTTCTGTTATCCCACCACCTAAAAACTCATCAACATCCCCCAAGTACTCGGCGATTGCACCTCCATTCCCTAGCGCACCAAGCCCTGCCTCTAAGCTGTCGTCAAAGCCCTTCGCTAGATTTTTAGACGCTTTTTTGAGCGGGTCTAAAAACCCTTGAGAAAATGTGTCGGAATCTATGCCAATCAGCTTTTTCAGGTTTTCCTTCTGAGCGTCGAAAGCTGGTGCTATGACAAGATCAAAAACCGCATTCAAGTCGTCGCCCAAAAAGTCCTTGCGAATGCCCCTTAACCCAGAAAAGGCTGTTTCAACAAACAGATTCCCTGCTGCCTGTAATTCGTTTTTTGATGTAACCTCAGCAAGCCCCCTCAACTTGGTGGCAAGTAACTTGCCGATAGGGAGGTCGCTTTTTCCAAGAACATCAGGGAATCTTTGCCCAAGGCGGCTAATGACATCACCAAGCGCCCCACCTAATTGCTCGTCAATCTGCTTAAATTCTGCGCTAGCAGGAGTTCTTTCTCCTAATACCGCTTGAGCTACTTTCTTACCAAAGACATTAGACAGTTTGGCTCCAGCCAACTGCGCCCCTTCAAGATTTGGGGTTAGCTCTCCGATCACCAATTCTCTTGCCGCCCCGCTTACGGACCCCTGAGCCAGTTTACCAACAGCTCCGCCAAGAAGGTTTGACTTACCTGCGGCTTGTATAGATTGAACAATTTTTGAGGTGAGGTTCACGCCGAAGACGCTACCTAACGCCGTGTCAAGGGCGCTGGGTAGCGTCTTACCCACAAATCCTGAAAGAAGAGTTTCAGACAGTGAGCTGTCCAACTGAGAAGCGATCGAATCTATACTTACGCCGAGTTTGGATTCAAACGCTGTTGCTAGATCGGAATTTCTAACCTTTTGTTCAAGAGACCTAGAAAATGTATCAGCCGTCTTGATAACTACGTTTTCTAACTGCTTCCCAGTTACCGACGGGTCGAATAGCTGAATCGTGCTACTCGAAGACCTTGACGCAAAGCCCGATCCAAAATCCTTGGATACACCAGATACTTCTTTAACTAGCGTCGAGAGTTTAGCTGCTTTGCCAAGAGCCTCGTCCGCTGCCAAGGAGATCTGTTGGATCAATGTTTGCCCAACAGGGGTATCCAGTGACGAGCGAATCGACTGAATCGCGCTACCTAACAACCCTAAAGACTTGATACCAGAAACAGACGTGGTGAGCAATGCGCCACCAAGAGCTGTTATTTTTCCCTGAGCAAACTGAGCTGCGGCTCCAGCCGTGCCAAGTGAGTCGCTTAATGTGCCAATCGTCTTTGAGGCTTGATCTTTGGCTTGTATTAAGATCTCGACAACGTTTGTTTGCTGGGAAGCCATAAAAATAACCGAGAAATATTCTTCTCAGTTATTTTTATGGTGTTCACTACTGCTTTAATTTTTCTGGCTCATATCGCGACAATAACGCCCATACCAGATTGTCTGATGGCTTGATTCTCCCTTCGCCCCACTCGCCGAAGTATTTACTGTATTTTGCACAACTATCCTCCACCTCATCCATGCTTTTTATTGTGGATGCATGTTTTTCCTGACTCTCGCCTGATTCTGCAAGATTTTTTAAAAAGCGCTCCTTTTTACCTAGAAGCTTATAGCCTGTTTCACATCGCTTGTATTCCTTGTGTATGGCTGAGGCTGCAAGGTCAGCGCGAATGTGGTTGAAAACTATAATAGCTGCCAATCCACCCGTTAATCCGATTAAGATCTTTCTCATCGCTTTACATAGTTTTGTGGCATTATAGCGCGATCATCGCCTGTTATAAACCTCATGATTAAGTCTTAGCTTCTGGGGGTTTCTTCACGCTGTAGACACTCGACAGCGGCTGAAGTTTTCCATCCTTCTTTGCTGCGTACAAGACCATAGGATCTTGACCCTCCATAGGGGCAAAACCGACATTCTCATAGATGTTTTTACGCTTTTTTCCTGCACCATCTTTGTCGTAAGCACCTGCGGTTAGAATTACATTGTCGGGCACGGCTTCAACATGCTTGTCGAAAGACTGTCTTGTTAATCTTATAATTTGCTTAGCTCCTGAAGCCCCAAGATTCGCTGATTCTTCCCTATTGTTGGATTCGTTTATAGCAAAAGAAACCTCGTAAACTTTCCCTGCGGAAACCTCTTTTTTAAACACGCTGGTAAAGGTATACAAGGCTGGACCAACAGAAGCTACTGTATAAATCCCTCCATTCTTTCTGTCTCTATATGTAAAGCTGTTTGACTCCTTATCCACATCGATAAGGTCGCGACCCTTGACGGACATAGTTTTTCTAGCCAAGGCTAATTTGGTCATACCAATCAAGTCCTTAGCCTTACCTTTTAAGTCTGGGTTTATATCGGATTTATCTAGGATGCGATCTGCGGCTTTCCCTAGTATCAAGCTCTGCTTGTAGGTCATTATCAATGCAATGTCTTTAACCGCATAATCTTTGGTTAGCTTTACACTGCCTATTCCGACAACTGTTGCAATTACAGCTCCAGTACTACCTGCCGCGATCGCCGCTTTGCGAACCCGCTTATCTGAGAGCACCTTTGACGCTTTATACGCGATCAATTCTCTTCTTTTGGGGAGTAAAGCCGAGGAAACCGTCTCGATTTTTGCAGGCAAAGTATCTGGTTTGCTTACAGGCGAATTGCCTGATTGACTGCCCCGTCTTGACGCGATCGCCACTCCAGCCGCCGCACCTCCAGCTAAAGCCGCAACACCCAAGCCCGTACCAATACTCCTCGCGAGATTACCTCCAGAAGCCTTCTTAGTGACTTTTTGGCAGGCATTCCCGCGCTGAACGTAGCCTTCTTTACATTTGAGCTTTCTGCCAGCATCATGGCGTAGAGCCACGGATATCTGCCCCTCAAGGTAGGCTAGGTCGTCCGCTAAATCTCTTGTCATTTCTTACCTCGGTTCTTAATTATCCGACTAACAGCTTTGACCCCATTCGCCACCTTGGACTCAATCTTGCCAGTGGTGCGACCCGCATTAAAAATGATCTTCGCCGTATTAAAATCCTCTTTCAACCCAGCCTTACCCTTGCTAGCAAGTTTGGCGATCGCGGCGGCAGTTAAGCCAGTAATCACGCCGCGACCAACCGCGCCAGCAACACCTTTGATGATTCTGCCGACCTTGCCTTTACCGCAGGTAGCCCCTTGGGGGATGCAGTAAGTTTGTCCGTCTTCGCCTTGGCATGGTTTGCCGCGATCGCATGTTGTGTCTAATCTGCTTGAGTCTGAATTAGACTGAGCCCTTTTTTCGCGTCGCTTTAGGCTTTTAAGAGCTAAAGCGTAGCTGTACGCTTTTCGCCCTTGCGCTGCTGGCACGTCAACCTTGATTTTGGTATCTAATTTCATTACTGCCTCCTATTTTTCTTCGCTCTCGCAAACGAGGTTGAGGATAGCTTGCCCAATAGATCCGCAACCACAGGAGCTTCAAGGTAATCACTAGCACTGCCATTACCTTGTGTAGAGATGTACGATGGGGCAGACCCTTTTAAAGGTGTTTGCCCAAATATGTCCCCATCTACCCATAAATCATTTCTAGCGGCGTTTGCGCCTTTACCCCCGAAATCGAGTTCAGGGGTTCCTAACGTGATGATATGCACCTGACCAGAGGAAACAGATCTTCCACCAACTATATTGGGATCTGCCTTTGCCCCAACCTGAACCTTGGTCATTTTTTCCAAAATATCCAAAGCCCTTTTCGTTGTTTCGCCACCCTGCTTCAGTCCCACGACGGAGACAGACGGATAGGAGTTAGCAGTACCCGCGTAGGGGGTGTTTGCGATCGCGTAAATATTTGCAGCCAGTCGAATGGCTTCTGGATCTGTACCCGCTGCTAGCGTTCTATTCATAACAGCTTCATAGGTCTTTGCCATTAGATCTACAGGAGCCATAAATTTATTCCTTGAGGGCGGTGTTAGAAAAGGTCTGTCAAATGCAATTACTTCACTGTTATTTAGGTAGTTATTCGCTACCAACCCCCGCCCAGAGCTTTGTTTTGCGCCTTCGATTTTTCTCTTCATCTCATCGCCATCTATCTCGGCATCTCCGACAGTGATAATAACGTTGGGCTTGGAAATGGAGATGGGGGAGACCTGCCCACTAGAAACCATCTCCTGAGCTTTGCTTGCCGAGTTGCCAAGATTCTCTTTGTAATTAAGCTTGGACTTAGCGACCACGGCAACACCCGTGACAGCTAAAGCCCCAGCAGTATCGATCGCCGCCGCTACGGGGTTGTTTGAGTATTTCGACGAGATGCCGTCAATCAGGTTCGCCAACTTTCCGAGCTTTGGATTGATCGTCTTAGCTACATCCTTCAAGGATTTCTTGATCTCGTCACTCGCTTCATTGGTTATCTTACTTCCCGCAGCAGAGTTGGAGAAGAAGCCAAACACCTCACGAATCTTGTCTCTAGCATCGCTATTCGTCAGGTAATCCTCAATCTCACCACCCTTTACAGAGCTAACAAATTGAGAGAACCTCTTGGGTAGGATCGAAAACGGATCGTTTTTTGACGTGATAGTACGGTTATTAATACTTGCCCAGTTCTTTTCGTCTTGAGTTGTGCCACCAGTTAAACCAAAAGAGGCTCCGCCAAGTCTGGCAATATTTAGCCGCTTTAAGATCTCCCTGCCATCAAGCCCCTTTTCTGGCTTGATGCGGCTAACGATTTCCGCAGCTTCGTCGATTACATTGCCACCAGAACCATAGCTAACGACGTTTAAAGGTTTGTTACGGTACTTGGAGCCATAAGCATATAACTTGGAAGCCAAGTCTACAGCAGCTTCATTTCTGCCGCCTACAACATTGCTTAGATATTTACCAAAACTTTCCTTGGCAACATACCCCAAGTACAACGGATTGTATTTACCATCCTTGTCTTTTTTGTCGATTTTTGTAGGAGGAACATTAAATTCAGGACTATCAAAGGCGATGATTTCTTGGGTCTTGTTAAACCACTGCTCGCGCTTCGATGTGTCTAAAGGTGTCTTCAAGTATTCAGCAACTTTACTGCCCGAAGATCCGAGATTAGAGAACCCACCTACAGCAAAAGTGATTTGAGGTTTGCTAGTTGGCTCTACGGGGGTGGTTTGCGATCTTTGATATGCCATTAGTGCCGATTCGGGTAAGCCTTCTTTGTAGCGATCGCGAGCTGAAAGCATTACCGACGATGGAATACCTAGCAATACGCTTGCCGCCAATACTCCTGCCGCAGGGCGATTGTCGCCAAAGAATTTACTGATTTTCTCAATGTCTTTCCATGCTCCAGCCACAGGCTGAGGCAGTAAGCTTTTGAGCGCTTTCTTACTCGCCGCATTACGGCTTAGCCCTTCTCGCACAATATTTTGGCGTTCGGGATTAGCCTGTTGCAAACGAATAGACTCTCGCAACTGAGATTGATTCATGTACGAATAGCGGTACACGCCCCTTTTACGGGCTTCATCCTTCAATTCGCGAATATTCTTGCTATCAAGTTCGTCCGAAACTGGCGCAACACCAACAAATTTTGCCCTCTGAACGTCGTTTACCGCGTCATTCAGATCGGAAATCTCCTGCCTATTCAAAACCTCTGGTACATCGACACGACAAACATCGGTCTTAGAGATGCAAGCGCCCTTACAGGATGTACCTATTTTGCAGTTATTCGGTTTAGATACCTTGTCGGTACGCTGACCAATACTATTGGCATACGCGACTAAATACTGATCTGTATCGATATTTAGCGAATCATTACGCCCATCAAGAATTTGTCTGTATTCAGCGCGATCGCCTAACACTAATCGAATTAACTTTCGATCTTTGTCGTCGTCACGAAATAGACAGGTAATCAGACCATCATCAGCAATGTCGATACTAACGATTTGGTCGATGCTTCCGTAAGCGCGAGAAATTATGCGAGTTAATATTCTCGCGATTATCTTTCTGGCTGCGAGTGGATCTGCGTTTTGAATTACTGGTGTTGGTGCGATCGCGTACATGATTACCTGTCTGCCATTTTTCTGTGATTACGAAGCCTGCTTGACAGCGCGAGGCTTCCTTCCTCGTTTTGGAGCAACTACCTTCGACTCTTCTGGCTCGGCGGGTAAGGAGGGTACTTCCACTACTGGATCTACTTTTGCCGATTCTTCGGGCGTAATCGTTTCCTTGCCACTAGGATCGGGCTTGGGGGCTTTCAGATCGGGAACAGTCTTCGACTCTTCCTTCACCGAGGGTTTAACTCCCCTAACTTTAGATACCACACCATTAAGACCTTTCACCAGTTCTGCGGTTAAAACGATTTTACTCGCCCCAATCACTGAAGGGATAACAATATCTTTTTTGATATCAATCGCTTTTTTAGGCTTCGCATCGGGCGCAACAGTCTTCATCGCTTCCGATCTGTTTCTCAGTGCGATCGCTGCTAATCCAGCCAACCCAGCCGCCGCAATCGCGCCTCCAACACCCGCTACAATTTTGCGGGAGGGTATCCGTGGAGAACCCACCTCGCCTTCATTGCCTTCGCGGAAATACGAGTAAGCCTTGCGCCCGTTCTGCGCTGGGACTTTGACTTCGATTTGGGTATCCTTGCGGAGCCGATCAACAAAGCTGTCAATACGCATATAAATGGAGTTGTTTCTCGCCCGTTTACTGTCTGGGCTAATAAAATCTTTAGGCGTAAACTTGGTCTTCGGGCGACCAGGTTTTCTCTTGCCACCTTCGGGAAGCGCGTTGGTCTGAACTCCCTTGAGATCCTCAGATGCCTTCGACTCTTTTACCTCTTCGGCTTTTATGTCAATTGTTTGGATATCTTCAGAAACTCTTTGCTTGGCTTTACGGGCGAACCCCTCAACAGCACTCAACACAGACCTAGCGCCTCGACCTACACCTTCAGCGACTTTATTAAGATCTACGGTATTATTCGCCAGATTTTCTCTAGCCATACGATCCCGCTCTTTACTTTGCCGATATAAGCGCCCCAAAGCAGCGCCAGCCTGACCAGCAACTTGGACGAATTTGGGTTTTTGAGGTTGTGCCGAAGGTTCGCTTGCAGCAAAAGTTAGTCCGCTAGTAGACACCTTGGGTGCGCGAGGATTGTATGGCAATCGATCTGGAATAGGGGGTGTAGTGGTTTGAGGTTGGTTGACAGGGGCTAATGCTCCGCCAACCTCTAGTCTTGGCTTTGGTGGTGGCAGGCGATCGGGTCTAGACATCTTGCTTAGAAGATCTTTTTCCGCCACTTCCACTTCTTTGAGATATTTTGATACATCCTGCTCAATGAGGGGCGCTAGCTCCTCGCCTCGAACTCTTTCGACGACCCTCTGAGCCATCCCCTCTTGATATTCAATATTATCTTTCGCCGTAGCCCTAGGATCTGATTGCAAAAACGCGGCGTATCGAGCTTCCCTCCCTTCTCTTTCTTCTTCCTCCTTTTGCTTCCAAGCTGCCGCTTTTTGCTCAGGAGATCTTCTGTCTTTTACTGCTTCCTTGATAACACGTCCAGAGACCTGACCAATAACTACGGCTCCCGCAGCATTAAGGACTGCTCCGCCTGCGACCCTACCAGCCTTGATCGCCGCTTTCTTGGCGAACTCACCAGCTCGACTTGCAGTGGATTGAGGTGCAACGATAGGAGTGAGAACCCCAACTGGTGCTGGCAAAGCATTTGACTCTTCTGACTTCTTCCTGAGCGCGATCGCCGCCGCAGTCAGTCCGCCAATAGCAAGAGCTGCGCCAACACCCGCAGCGCCTTTCTTAACTGCGCTAGCATTGCGAAAATACGAGTAAGCCTTACGTCCGTTCTGCGCTGGAACCTTAACCTCTGTTTGGACATCGTGGCGGACTACCTTTGATAGAGATGCGATCTCGTACATAATTACTTACCCTTTTTCTTGGCTTTCTCGAAATCTTTGTCAGCCATCTTGGTTATACCTTTGCCAAGACTTACACCCTTGTTAACAGGATCTCGAAGCCCTTCTTTAGCCTTGTTCATCGCATAAGAAGCGAGAGCTACACTGCCCACAGAAGCGGCTACATTCGCTCCGATCGCACCCGCAATAGAAGTCCTTCGACTACGACCCTGCGATCTCAACGCCCGATAAGTGCCACTGCCAAGTGGACCCGCAAGGGCTTGAGCCGCACCACCACCAAAAGCTTTTGCTGTTTCGCCTAAGCAATTCTTCTCTTGGGGGATGCAGACCTTGCCGCAGGATTTACTGCCCGATCCGCACTTTGCATCTTCGCGGAGCTGGTCAATAAGAGTGTCAATTCTTGCGTAAATGGTGTTCATCTGTTTGGCATCCTCGTCAAAATAATTTCCCAAGAAAAACTCTTATTCTCGATAGTGCCCATCACCTCGTTGCACTTGATTCGCCCATCAACGATGTAATATTTACCCTTGCCCGTAAGCTGAGCCTCGGTGTACGCCGCAGATATACCGCTGATCTGAAAATCGTCAACACCAACCTTGATATTGGTACTTTCAAACAGGGCTACAGTTTTAGGGTTTACCCGCAGAATCGTGGGATGCGGCAAGATTTCAAGACTGGTTTCACCCGATGCGGTGCGAGTCACAACTGTCAATGGCAACACATTAGGCGCACCGATCGCACCTCCTGCGAGGCGATCGCGCAATCCTTGAAGTTTCGTGGTGATCTTGTTAGCTAGCGACATAACGATATTGTTCGGCACGAATGTGTGGACAAGCAGCCTTCTTGGGAGATTAGCGATCGCCGTAGATATTAATAGTGTGATCGCTAATTGAGATTAAGTGGTATTTTTTGCTAATCGACAAGTCTTAATTGCTTATATCAACGTTGAGGATTATACCGTGTCTAATTCTAGTGTTAAATACGCGATCTCCCAGTTCCAAGTGCGTATAGATGCAGAGGCTTCGATAAAAAAAAAAGGGAGGACGCACCAAAATGCAAGATTGGCAATAAACCCTGTGGTTCGCGCTGTATACCTATGCTTGAAAAGTGTAAGGTAGGATCTGGTGGTCTTGGCTCTGCCGTAAAAAAAAGTGGTAGGGAGATCCGCTGAGGCGGTAAAAGACGATCTCAGATTACTTGGAGGTAGAACTAACGATTTAAGCCAAGAGAGAAAGCAGAACTTAGGTGAAGTCAAAAGTGGTGTTGGCAGTGTGGCGAGAGCCGCTAAAAATGTAGTCAAGAGATCTGCTACCGCAGTTACGGACGACATAAAGGTTGTAGGCGCAATCGCCAAGTCTGTCGCCACAGGGAAAGACGTATCGCGCAAAGAGGTGATGTCCCTGAGCAAAGAAAGGAGAAAGGAAATCTTTGGCTAGAGAAGATATTGCCGCAGTATAATCTATCGCAAAAGCCCTAGAGAAGATTCTCTAGGGCTTTTGATCTCATTGTACTCGTGGTACATGAGGCTAGAAAGCAATAAACGGCGGCACGGCAGGGATACTGTCACCCATAAAACCACCCGACAATATCAATTCCTTGATCATCAAGAGTTGCTGCCCATAGGTAGTTCGCGATAGATAGACATCGGAGAATTTGCCGTTACTGTTGGCGGGGGTTGAAGTCCGTCTATTCGACATAGACTCGCCAGTATCGATCGCCTTGGCATTGGAAATCGTGACCGTACCTTCTTCAGTGTTTAGAGCTAAATAGTGGGCGGTCAGCAACATTACCGCCATTTCCGCATTATCACCCCACTCTTCGATCGAGCAGAAACGCGAATAAACGTTTAGCCAACTCTGGATAAAGGTTGGTGACTCACCAATAAAATCCGAAAACGTAGCGTCGGAGGTAAAGGTGTCTGAGGTAACGACGGGGAATGTTGCCATGTATTTAGACCGTATCTACGTGAGCGCGTTCAGCACTGCGGAGGCTTTCCTCCTCATCTTCTCTTATCGCCTTGAGTCTTGCTGTGATCGAGCGAGAGACGTTGGGACGGGCAGAGGATTCGCGGCTGTTCCAAAGTTCCAGCTCAGCCTTATCGTAAGAGGCGTTAACCAACGCGATCGCCTTTTCTTCGGTGAAATGGATCGACATTGCAGTGTCGTTAGAGATGCCTTCAATATCTGCGCGATCGGGAGTCATGATTTGCAGTAGACCTTCTTTGACAAGGCGCTCAACGTGAGCGGCACTGGCTGGGTGGGACTGAATTGCTCTCACGACGCTAAGCTTGAGCTTGTTGGGACCAAAGTTAATCCACTCGCTTGTTAATGGCAATGAACTCATCCCCTTTGGCACGTTAACATCGGCAAGAATATCTCTAGCGCGATCGTTGGGGGGAAACTGAATACAGAATGGCGCATTGCGGAGCTCGCTATGCTTAAATAGCCAAATTACATAGGAATCTGGATCTTCAGTCGTAACTTCTGGGGCTGGTGGCTCCGCCAAGGCGACTGCGGAGGCTTTCCCTTTAGGTGCTGTTTCTTTGATATCTTCTGGCATGATTTCTTCTGTTATGCGGGTAAATAAAGGATGTCTGACTTCGGTTTTTGCAGAGTATTGCTTTTGGCTACATACTCTTGAAGCTTCGTAATTAATACCGCTTCGGTGTGGGGTTGGCTGTCCCAGCCGATATGCATTATTGCGATTGCCTCAAGCGGATCGTAAGTAGTCAGTACGTCATAGGATTCGCCCTGAACTTCCTCAGCCTGTTCTCGCAGTGTCTCTGGCTTCATAAACCTTGCGATCAAACCGAATTGGTCGCTAAAGCAGGACATGATTACGCCCCTCTCGCCAATGTGATTGCGATTGGCGTGAAGGATAGTGTCGGCGTGGTTTTTGACTACCACATCAAACTCGTCGGCGATGGTTCCGACGATTACGCGATCGCTGTAGGTAAAATTCCGCAGAAATGGCGCGTTAAGGAGGAGGTGATCGGGGTTCTGTTTCATAGCTCAATAGATACAAAAATATCGAGTGTGGATATGTCCACACTCGATATTGGCGATCGCCATTTACATGCCGTGAACCCAGTTCACAGAGTAAGGGCGTTTGATGATCAATCCACCGTACCTCATGCGAGCAGTGCGCTGCATACCGCGAGGAAGTTCGATCCACTTCTTGAATTGGAAGGGCTCGGTGATGCGGAACTTGATCTTCTTGGGGTCGCGCTTGTAATAGCAGGACACGTTGGAATTACCATCACCAACACCCTCAAGAGGTAGTAAAGCCATTACATCTTTGATGTAAGTCGCTTTACTGAGGTAATAGTCAAGAACCGAGTCGCTATTGAAGTCGGACAAACGACGGAAGCTGATTTCGTCGTGAACAGCCTGAGCAAACAAGATGGTGTCGGGGGTCTCGATATTACGAGTCAAGCGACGCATAGAGTTGCCAGTGTCGTTCAACACAGCCAGCATCTGAGCAACAGTAGCATTGCTGTCAAAGCGATACGCTGAATAAGACTTCAGGGTGTCAGGGTGGTTGAAGAAGCCACGAAGCTGCCCATCACCAAGGAATACCATCTTATCGAGATATTGCTGACCCGCCTCAAGCACGATCTGAACTTTCTCAGCGTCAATGCCTGTGCCAAATTGCTGAGAAAGCTCAAGCTCTTTGTCGTTAACAGTGTAGCCACCGATGTGCTCGGAAACGCGCTGGCGGAACTCTCTCGATACGATCTCAACGTTAGGGACGTGAGTAGTGTAATCGCGAGCAGCTTCCCACCGACCGATACCAGTCACCTTGCGGTAGCCAGTTTCTTCAAGCCAAGGCTTATTCCAGTCCTCGCGAGGAACGAGAGTACCATTAGCCCAATAAAGCTCTTCGTACTCTTCTTTTTCCATCGTCTGCTCAAGTTCAACGAGCTGCTCTTTAAAGTAGCCCACTGACCAGTCATCGTTTTTAATTTCAGTAGCCATTGGACTCCTCCTAGAAGTTTGCGTAAACTAGAACAACTCGATTGTTGTTGATGTCTGTAACAACATCAGAGCGGAAAAAAGCGCGGCTTGAAGCGTCGATCGCGCTGTTAGCATTGGTCTTCTGGGCAAAGCCCTTAGAACCAGCGGCAACAGAGATGTAGACAGGATCGGACTCAAGAATGCTGGTTTCCAGCGTAGGAACCCACATACCTGAGAGATCTCCCAATCGGCGCTGAACATCAACCGCCAACTGATTGGCTTCGTAACCTGCGGTTGCCAATTCGCCAACAACATCCTTTTGAACGGAGGTGTTTAAGCGAGCTAGACCACAAATTGCAGTAATCGCATCTCCAGCATTAGGGAGGCGAATGCTGCCGCCAGTCAGGTTGCCCACAACGCGGGGAGCTACGCCAGCAACTTTGGTGAGAAATACACCAAAAAGAATGCGGGTTGGCGCTGCCGCTGCGGTGGTTGGAGTGGTAGGCACGGTCAATGGAGCTGCGCCGCCGCCGCCAACACTGACAAACATTGGGGTGTTGTCTTTGCGATGGGTAAAGGTCAGGGTAGAAGTACCGTTAACCACAGAAGTGATCTGACTAGCGCGAAGGTTAGCGCGGAAAGCGTTAAACAAGCCTGTTGCTAGATCGGCGCGAGAGGTTGAAGCGGTCGTGAAAGAGATGGTGATAGGGCTATCAGAGGTGTCCTTGTCATACAAAGTGATGCTATACAGGGTTGCTGTTACGGGAGTTACAGGGGTTGTAACCGTCCAAACTTCCTTGGTGTAGCCGCTGTCGTTGTGATAAGCTTCAACGGAGCCGACACCCATACCCTCAACCATTCCAGCGAGAGCCTGAGTAAAATACTGGCGATAATTCTTTTGCATTTTCTAGTTGCTCCTATTTCTTGGTAGAACGAGTTAAGGGCTTTTTGTGGTTCTCACCGTAGCGCTCGTTGTTGGCTTCTGCTGCATCCTTCTTCTGCTCAGAATCACCACGAGTAGTGCGTCCAGCTTTTACGGCGGTCTCAAGACGATCAGCATGGCTAGTAGCAGGGGCTTGAGCAGCATACTCAACAGCGCTATCAAAGCGAGCTTCGATGTAGCTGTCGTTGCGATCGCTTAGATCACTATCAGGATTGATAGCTTTGAGCGCAGCCCGACGAATCTCGGTAGAATCCATCGTGGTTACGATACCCGCGTCCTCAATCTTTACCCCCTTAGCGGAAAGTAAATCATTGGCTTTGCCAATAGCGTGAAGACGATCTGCGGTCTGGTTGTTAATTTCTTCGGCTATAAATTCACGAACTTGGTCAGAGTCGAGGATGATTGCCAGATCAGAGGCATCCATCTTCTCGCCAGACTTCATCTTCTTCTTCATCTTTTTCTTGATAAAGTCGGGCATTTCATCGCCGTCTTCATCTTCATCACCTTCTTCGTCTTCCTTAGCCATCTTTTCTCCGTCGGCACGGGCGGTTTCAAGCTCGGATAGTGTTTCGGTTAACTCATCTTCAAGAGCGTCGGCACGACCCTTGGCGCGGTTAACATCAGAAGTGAGTTCGCCAATAGTATCGATCCTCTCTTTGAGTTCAGCCTCAAGAGAATCTACACGCGCTTTAATTGTGGATAGTTCGGCAAGCTTTTGACTTAGAGGGTAGGCTGCTACTTCCTCCACCAAATAATCAGCGCCATCCACGCGCAAGGTTTTCGTCTTTAAATCGGACATAGCGGAGCTACCCTCATTTTTGTTTGTGGAAATAACAACAACGCTGTTCGGACTAGGACGGTCAACTTGGATTGAGTCAAACCGCTCTAGACCAACAACTGAGTCCTCATCGGTATCGGCGCTGTCTAGGTGCATCCTGACATCGCTCCCCCCGCGTGGGTTGTCGGTTGCGGCGCAATGGTCTGGTCGAATCTTGGTTTGAACGCGATCGAAATCGCCCTTATAGGTAATCTGGTCGATCGCATCGAACCAGACCCCGCCAGGAGCTTCAACAATTTCGCATTCATACCCAAGGCTCAAACCGTTCTTTTTGCCAGCCCTTACAGACTGAGCAAAGTCGGGGTTAGAGATTCGGGCAATATTCTGTACAACCCCCTCAGAATCGTTGTACTCACCCGCCCTTGTTAACTCACCAATAGAACTATCTCGTTTCCCCCTTAATAAAGAGGTCGGATGTTCGACGGTCATCGGCAGATCTTTCAGCGCTTCAAGGAAGTCGCGATCGCGGTTTGCCGAAGCAGGTCGCAATTCACGGACTCGCTTGCCGTCACCTCGGAAATACGTTAGTATCCCGTCACGACAAACGGTGCTGTATGCATACAGACCGTCCTCACGCATCTCAGTGCGTGTCGCAAAACTTACATCATCAAAACGAAATGCCATTGGCTCGATAACTCGGTTCAATGGCATTACTTTCTCTTTCTGTCAAGAGTACTATTCAGTTTTGTGGAAATTAGCGATTAACCTGCCTCGGTTTGAAAGGTAAGCTCAATCAACTCCTTTCTGGCTAGCATCGCGTCAAGCCTGTCGGCAGCGCGAGATATATCCCGATGCGCTTCAACCCAATCAAGCCCACCCCAAGAGTTAGTCTGCGAACTGGCTTTCTCCCTTATGTGCTGAAGAATAGTTCGGGTAAAAGGAGTTCCAATCTTTATTAACGCCTGCTTGATTGAGGACTCTCGATAGTGATCGCTAGGAATGGATTCCACGGAAGGACTACTCATCACAGCGATAAAAAGGCTGCATAGAGCGATCGCCTCTGTTTTGCCACGCCCCTCAATCTCAGTCCCAATCTCTCTGTAGATCAGTGTTGGAGGGGTATTACCCACCAAAGTGGGCATATCCTCCATACCGCTAAGGGTAAACAATATGCCGTACCCAGACAGTAACGAAGCGATCGCGTCAAAACTTTCCTCATAGCGAGGAACCTGAGAAATATCAGAACCTTTTTGACGTTTTGCGAGTAGCTCATGACTGCCCACTGTTGAGTGATGGCAAATATCAACCCAACCAGCCAGTGCCGCAACTTTTTTGCGTAAACCAATCGCGTCAAAAAAACGAAGGAGTATAGACCTGCTCAAAATCAAGGCACTGAGAAGCCATCTCTAACGCTTCTTCGGCGATCTTCCTGCCGAGGCGATCGCGCTTCATAGCCCTTTCCTTCTCCAGCGATCGCTCAGTCATGACAGCGACAAATAAGTGGCATACAGCGATCGCTCTGGTAGATCCAGCGCCACTTATGGGCTCGGCATTCGTGCAGGTAGCAACATACTCGTACCCCTCTTTAGCATCCACAGCCCCTTTAAGACTAAAGCCTATATTGTGCCGATCGCAAGCTTCGGCGATCACATCAAGAGAAAGCTCGTAATAGGGAACCTCTATAAATCTACCGCCAACATCTTCTCTCGCGCTAATCCTGTTCTGCGGCATGTGAGTGCGAAAATCGTGATAGCCATCAAAAGTCGCCACCTTCAACCGCAAGTTCAAATCCACTTTATCGCCCATGAGATTTCTCCTAATTTTCTTGAATACTACCACAAAACCGCCATAAAGCCACGTTTCGGTGCGAGAATCTAGATAGAGTTACCAGTTAAAATATGTCAGCAAAAAATAAGGTCAGGCTTAGCGCCCACGTCGGGCGAAGGTTGGAGGAGGAGCGCACGGACGCTGATTGCGGTCAGCAAGATGTCATCAATGAGATGCACAAGATAACCTCATTCTCAGAGGTTGTTACCGCGCTAGAGATAGGTGTCGCTGCAAACCTCACCAAGTTTCGAGAGTTTCAAGGTAAGCGACAAAAAGATTTAGCCGCAGACCTAAACAAATTACGGGACGACCTGCATGATGTAGGCATAGACACAGAGGTTTCGGGCGACGTGTCTTGGATGTCCAAGGTCGAGAATAGCGATCGCATCATGCAAGCGGTCGAACTGAGATTGTTTAGCATCGCTCTGGGCGTACCAATGGAGGCATTCTTCCCTAACAAGCTAAATGCCTTGGCGGAAAGCAACGATCCTTTTTCCCCCTACCAATATCTAGGTCGAAGCATCGAGGGTATCCAAAAATATCGGCACGTCAGCGATCGCAATAAAATTGCGGTCGTTTTTTGCTCTGAAGGTCTGTCCTTTCCCGAAGGTGTGAGTAAATATCTATGAGTAATTTCAGTGGTACTATCGTGAGAGAAAGCCGCGAGGGTGGCGAGCTGCTAGTTACGGTTGTAGAGTTACCAGGGCTAGTGCTAATCCTCCACTCTCACAGCGAAGAAGAAATCATCTTGCCTCAAGCTATAAGGTTATACCTAGCGCTTGAAGAGCAATTGAAGATTAAGCGATCGCGCCCCAAGGTTACGGCGGCTAAAATCTCAATCTAAATTCAGATCGGAATCATCAAGAAAAATCATCATGCCCTACGAGCCACTCCCCTCTGGTAGCTTGGTCAAAGCACCTATCGACCTAATTGTTACCCATCCGCAGAATCCAGCCCCTGTTTCGCAAAAATACAGTGAGATATTAGGCTACCCAGTAAAAGTTGAAGAAGCTCAAGTTGAAGCGCTAATCGAGCTTTTACGGGTTCAGGGCTACAACCCTAATAAGCCTATGTTGCTAAGACCTGTAGGTGATCGCTTACAGGCTGTTGAAGGCAACCATCGCTTTGTCGCTATGTGGATGCTCACGAGGGTTCTTAGGGAGATTGAGCAAGACTACATTCCCGCGATCGTGGATGAAGAGTTGACTGAAGAGGACGCTCTAATCAAGCTTTCAACCCTGAACACGCAGCGCAGAATGGAGAACTGGAGGCTGGCTCGGCTGGCTTATTATACCTGCGTTGAGACGGGGATGCCCCAGCCCGATTATGCCAAAAAGGTGGGGTATAACTCGTCTCGGATTTCCAGATTCATCCAAGCTTGTAAGTTCGTAGACTATGTTGCCGCAAACTCGCCTAACAAGGATCTGCAAGACGTTGAAGTTCTGACCGAACCTAAAAATGGACTGTTCAGAACCACCGATCGCGTGGTTGAGTTTATGTATTTTGATAAAGAGGATCAGCTTTGGATTGCAGAATTCTACTTACGCCACCACACGCTGATCACAGCAAATCAACGAACTAAGCTCGCAAACACTATCAAAGAAGCTAAGGACCTGCTAAATAGATCCACTTCCTACCCTGATCGCTGGGGCGACTGGCTTCGATGGGAATATATTCGTGGAGAGATTGCCAGCCAGTGCGCGGCTAACGACGAATCGCAACTAGCAAAAACACTGCTGCCGCAGCTAATTTGCGAGGTGAACAAAACCTATGAATCTCAGGATCTACCCTTTATTCACAAATACCACGAAGTAGTGGCAGGCAAGGCTGAAGAGAAGGTCGCGAATCTCAAGGAAGAATTTCGCGCTGAGCTGATCAGGCAGATAGAAACTCGTAGCGCCAAATTTTATAGGCTCGTCGATGTCGCTGAAGCTGCTCGCACCGTAATTGATCGCTACGCTTACATCGATCAAAAGTACGACAACTTTAGAAAGATTGAGGGTACAACACACATTCAGCAGGAAGTCCTAACAATCGCCCCACCCCCAAAAAGTTCTGAGCCCAACCCCGTGCAGGTGAAGGCTACACCAGCGGCTTCTAAGTTAGCCACCGAGAAGCGTGTTTGGATTGAAGAGCAGTACCAACCCAAGGGGATCGTTTCATCCTTGCGCGACTACGCTTTTCACGAGCCAAAGCAGTACGGACTTATACTCTCACGCCTCGGCAGTAGCGGAATGGAAGACCTATTCCAGAACGAAGACTACATATACAGGATGCTTGCTGAGGATGGAGTGTTCGCCCTGATATTGCCGCACAGATACTCCTTGGCGGTGATCAATGAAATGGAGTGTAAGGTATCTAGTGCCAATCGATTGTATTTACGGGGTTTGGACGGCGGTATATACTCTCACGACGAAAAACCCAGACTCGCGATCGCCTCTTCAAGCCGCACACTCATACACCAAGACTACGAGGAATTGCTGCTGTTTACTACCCAAGAGGACACCCCTTTACCACTACGATCAGCCCTTCCCAAGATGGCATTAGAACCATTACATAATATCCTGACCTCTTTCGGGGATGCTAACGAGTCTTTCTTAGACCCTTTCGCCTTCAGCGGCGAGGTCGTAGTTGCAGCAAAATCCCTCGGCTATCGATGTGACTACCTCGTGCAGACCCCAACTCAGTTGGATCTAGTTTCTCGTTGGTGCGATCGGACTGAGTTTCCTGAAAGCTTATTCAAGCATTAGAAATTAGTCGCCGTTAAGGTAGCCATCCAGAATGATCCCGATTTCTGCCGCGTCTTCCTTGGATATACCCAAGAATTTACGAACGGGCAAGCCTTCTAGCCCAAGCTGGTGTTTACGCATGTATTCGACATTCGTACCCACAACGACGCGATCTTTCGTTGCCCCATAATTAATTGAGGCTCGACCACGCCCTGACGCTTGGAGGATTTTGCCGATAAGCCCCTTAGCTTTTTTGAGCCTGCGGGTGTATGGCGTATTGGGCTTCCAAGGCACACCGTCAGGGTCAACCTCTTTCTCAAATCGCTGGTCTGTACTTAGCAGCAATTGCTGTCCGATCTCATTCATGACTGGAGTGAGGTCGGATACTTTTTTGACCAACCTCTGCAATCGCTTCTGGATGGATTTGTCGTCGTAGGTGAGCGAGATTACGGGGTCAGCCATTGCTTTTCGGCACGGGTTTGTTAGTGGCGATCGCGAAGACAAGATCGGACACTTCCTTTGTCTGTTCTGGACTAATTAAACCTTTTCTCGCTATTGCACGATCAAACTGCTCTACCGATTTGGAGGCGGCAAAAGCTCTAGCTACGAACATACGTTCTTCTTTTGACAGCATTCTCAACTCCTAACTACTACTAATTATTATCGCTTAACGCCGATCAATCAAAATGAGTCGTTCGACCTTCGCGTTCGTTCGAGCTCTCATACGTCCATCCTGCCTTGGTCACAACTACTCATTTCTTCACCTTAATCTGTTTTTCAACCTGCGATCGCAGGTCTGGCGACAATCTCTTCAAGCCCTGTTCTAATATCTGCTCCCTAGTTTTGATATCAGTACCACGCCGAAAGTTAGGATCGACAATGATCTTAGGATCTGGCGGATTATCAAGAATTTCGATCCCGTTGCGCTTGCAGTAGTCTTCCGTCACCGCGAACACAGAACAGCGACAGCCAAATCCACACGGGAAAGATATTGACTTCCAGAATGGGTGATCAGCCCGAATAGCTTTGTTATTTAAAGCTTGGTGCTCAGGGCGAGGAGTTACAGAGTCCCGCCAGCGCCACAACCACAAGGGTCTTTTAGCTAGCATCTCAGGACTCCGCATAACCTTTTCCCGTCCCTGCCAATAGGACTTATTGATATTTGTATCAAATATCAACTTAATCCTCTGACCACTTGGCTGATATCCTGCGCGACCGATGCGGCGGTTGAAGCTGCGGGTAAACTTCTCAAAAGATGTGCCATCCTCAAGGGATTTGTCGATTAGCCACTTAGTCGCCTCAAGCAAATCTGCTCGCATTAGACCAGAAATTGTAAAAGCATAGTCGTAAAAACGGGCATCCGTAATTGCTCGACTGGACACTGGTATAGCTAAGCGATCGCGTAATGCAGCGATCGCGTCAACAGGTTTTAACTTGAGGTACTCAGGTATTGCCACTAGCCAGCCCTCCGATATTTGTCACGAGTTTCGTGATATGCGCTGAGGTAGGCTTCTGATGTGGCGATCGCGTCTTTATTTGTCTGACTATCGATATAGTCTCGACCTTCCTTTTCCATTTCCGCGACCCGTTCTTTGTTCTTGGCGATCGCCTTTTTTAGCTTACTCATAAGCTTTTCTCTGGTGATTCCGTCCAGCTCCTCCTGCTTTGTCCCCATAATATCTATCGCGGACTTGTAGGGATCTCCGCCAGATTCCATTCTCGCCAAGCTCTTCTCCAGCTTAGCTACAGCAGTCTTTGTCGCATCAATATTACTTTGTAGAGTCTTTAGGTTTACAGGGGGTATCTCTACGGGGGTATTGGTTGCGACGCTTACTGGCTGACGCTTTGCTCTTGAACTCTTAGGAGTTTCGGATACTGGCGGTGCTGGCGCAACGCTAGGTTCGGGTGGGCTGCTTAGAGCCGCGATCGCTCTTTCCCTGTCCTCAAAGGCGATTTGCTTAGCCCTAGCTTTTAGCGCCTTATCGCCAATAGCCTCCGCATCTTTGATTTGGGAATTATATACATCCTCAATTCTTGCTATGTCTTGCACCTTTGGCTTGATTACTGTAGGGCTACTATTTTCCTCTTCTCTAACTGGAGGGGTCTTTTTTTTGCTTACCTTCGACACCGCAGCGGCATTTTCCTCAGAAGCCGCTTTTGGCACTGGGGTGATAGGTGTGGTTGACATTGATTCAGGGGTTGGTTTGGGAGTGGGAGTTTCTAATGGAGTCTTCTCGGCGGCTGGCTTCTTTTTCTCATTCTCTAGGAGGGGTGGTATTCCAAAGCTCTCGTATATCTCGCTCTTTCTTGCGGTGACAGCCCCCTTACCCTCCGCCTGAAGCTTAGAGATCTCGGATCTGATTGCATCAGCCGATTTCTTGTCACGGGCGCTGGCAAGCGAGCTTCTTTTTTCAGCTAGACTTTGTTCGTACTCTTCCGTTAGCTCCCGAATCTTGCTGTCCGAGTCTACCTGCCCTTCAATAACTGTGTTATTGCGTAACGCCTTTATCTTTTTGTTAAAAGCATCTACGTCTATACCATCCCCTTCTTCTGCGAGCTGTTCCCGAAGTTTTTTACCTTCTTCTTCTACAGCTTTTTTTGGAGAGATGTAATTGTCTGGTCTTGTTGGTACACCAGATCTTGACATGGATAACCTTTCTTGTCGCGCCCGTCTTTCCGCCAAGTCTTTTTGTGTCAAGGCGATCGCCTGCTCATCACTGATTGGTATTATCGGGGATTCTTCTTCGACTGGCTTCTGGCTTTTGAGATTCTTCGCAGCATTTGATGTTTTTGAGCCCTCTCCTCTTACCCTTTTACCTCCGCCCTCTCCACTTTCGCCATTAGGCTTTGATACAGGCGGTTCTTTACCTCCACGCTGCTCAGGTTTAACCTCTTGGATATTCGCGATCGCTGCTCTAAGCTCAACAACTCCAGCCCTCTCATCGTCATTACTCGCTTTTAGGGATTTGTAATTAAGGGCATCGTTGAGATCTTTAACTCTGCGATCACCATTCAAATCCTTTACATCCGACAAGCCCTTGGCTTCTGCGATAAAATCCTTTAGAGGTATAGCCTCTATGTCGCGGACACAAGTATTCCTGCCCACCTTTTTGGTTTGGATGCGCCCTTCATCTATCCCCTCAGCGATTAGCGTTGCAGGGTCATTGCCATAAAGACGACCTTTCAGAACTTTGTCGTTCATGAGGCTTGACTGGTTTACAAACCCATCAGCGGCAGAAGCGCCACGTCTAATTTCCCTAGCCAAAGCACCTTGCGCCTGCTCTTTCTGGGCTTTAGCCTCTGACAAAGAAACCTGCACAGTATCGGGATTGGGATCATCGGCAGGTGTTGCATCAGGACGATCGCCTGCCTTGCTCCCGTAAACCCTACCTTCTTTTAGCCAATCAGGGATTTCGGCAATAGCTGGCGGCTCAGGGGGCTTCTCTCTGACTCTTTCTTTCGGTTCAGCTTGACTCTTAATCTTTTCAGCAATCGCCTTTTGAATATCCTTTGGCGATCGTGTGAACCTTATTTCACCAAAATTTGTTGTTACACCACCTCTCGTAACGGTATATGGATTGGCGGATGGCGATGTCAACTCCTGTCCCATCCTGCCACGAGCCTGACTACGGGTGTTTCTAAACTCGATTGAGTCATCTAAGCCATACTCTTCAAGCTTGTCATAGATTTTTTGTAGATTCGCCGAGGTTTCTTCTCGACTAGCTTTTGTTGGCTTCGTGGGTCTGCCCTTCTCCATGTCTGAGACCCTTACAAAGTCCTCGTCACCTTCGGGCTTCCCATACGAAGCAGCTTTTGCTCTAGCCTGAGCAAGATCAAGCCCTCCAAGCCCTGCTTTACCCACGTATTTTGGAGCTAAAGCATTCTCATAAGCTTTCATTGCGGAGATAAGAGGAACTGAAGCCACCTCTTTTATTGCCGCAATATCGTATGCAGCTTCGCTCGCCCCCTCCCCTCTCTGAGCCTCCTCAGTTGTTTGGGGAGGCTTTGCCGATTCTTGTGGCTTAATTGTCTCATCAACCTCTTGAGGCTGGGGCTTTCTACCCAGACCAAACACTGCCGCACCAACCGTCGCCGCAGCAGCGCTCACGCCAACAGTCGCGGCAGTGTAAGAAGTCTTCGCTTTTTCAGGCTTCTGTCTAGCGGGTTCTTGATAAGGCTCACTTGATCGACCAGCATTTACCAGAGCGCCAGTTAGCGCCAGCCCCCCGATCGCCACACCAGCCCCGATCGCCGCTTTGCCGAGAAAACCTATACCCGATCTCTGTGTGGGTTGTTCTCGCGATCGCGCCAAAGCTCGCTCCATTTTTGATGGAGGTAGGGCGTTCACTCCCTGCCCTTGAGGGGCTTTCCGATAGTAAAAACCACCTTTGACTCGTCTATCCTGAACGCAGTTATACCCTGATCTTGGGGGGCAAGCGTCATAACGGAGCTTCACTTCTAAGGCTGCATCAATATACTCTTGAGGCATAACATCAAGAGTAATTTCGTCTAGGTATAAACCAGCAAGGTAGTTTTTATCGAGATCGGGCATAACTTCTTTTCACTTCTAGGTAGGCGGCTTGATATTCAGCGGGTTTGGTCGAATCAACTCTTTTCCGAATTAAGGGCTTCTTGTAGTTCGGCACTTCTTCTTTGTCGCCGCAGCCGCACTCAGACTTGGTTGAGCCCTTCTTCTTACAGTCAGAGCATCCGCATTTGCCATCCATAGAATCCACCTTATATTTGTTACTGCCATCGGGAGGGAGCTTTTTTGACCACAAATCTTTTCTCGCCCAATGATTCGGACTAAATACGTCGTTAGCCGTGGAGCCGCCCGACTTGTTCTTAATACCCGCCGATCGCGCTAAGTAACTTTTCTTGGCTTCGGCGCTGTAGTTGTTCTGATATCCAGTTGCGCCGTAATGCACAACCTTGACGCGATCGCCCTTTTTGACTAATACGGCACGTTTCTTGCCTGGTCGCCATGACTTAACTGGCTTGTTAAAGCCAGGGAAAGTGTGACCAGCATAGGAAACACCACCGCCCTCGCCTTGCTTGAGACAGCGCTTACCTGCTGATATATAGCCTTTACCGCATTTAGCCATGATTCAGATCGGAATACTTCGGCTAATAGTAGGCGATCGCCAATACAGTGAGAGCCTCAGCGCTATAAACGCGAATTGCTATTTTGGATCTATTCTTTCCTTTTGAGCCAGATGGCGGCGACCACTTTCAGTTTTCGGCAGGGCGATAGCTATACGATTGGCATTAGACTTGATGCCAATTACGATATCTTGGGGCTTCAAGAAATTAAGCTGTCAATGTTTGGCGATATCTTTATCCCTGAACCCACCGCAGACCCCAGAGTTTTTAGATTCCAAATCTCCTCAGACAGATCCGCTTTTTTGGTCTCCGCACGTCCCTACCCTCTTCAGTTGTTCCTCGATGACAGCTCTTTCGGTGTTAAGAGTTTTACTTTGGCGATCGCTTATGTAAACCCCTCATCAACTCCTAGCAACGACTCTATAAACACGGGTTACGACATAATCCTTGACATAGGAATTTCTAGCGTACCCGTTGAGGTTCTGGCTTCGGTTCTTACCCTAGTCAAAGGCGAACAGGGTGAGCAAGGTGAGCGGGGTGAACGAGGTATAGAAGGAAGTGTTACCGATGGAGACAAAGGGGATGTTGTTGTCTCCAACTTTGGAGCTAGCTGGGTAGTCAAGCCCTCCCTAAAATCCCAATCCACAACCCAATCGTATTTGGCAGGAGCGGCGCTAAGCGCCCTTAAATTGATAAAGCTTAATAACTTAGATCAACTTGTATATGCCGACAGTTCTAGTGACGCAACAGTTTTGGGCTTAACTTTTCAGGCTGTTTCTGGCGGCGTTGCACCCACCGTAGTGCTTAGCGGATTGGTGACAGACCCTAGTTGGAATTGGGCAAGGGGCGCACCGCTGTACCTTGGCTCTAGCGGGGATATCACTACGATCGTCCCTGTTTCTGGATACATTGTGCCCATCGGCAATGCCGAAGCACCGACGACTATCAACCTAAAAATCTCTCAAGGAGTTCAAATAAACTAATGGCAGCTAATCAATTTCTCACTTACATCGGAAATGCCCTTCAACTGGTAACTTCAATTGTTTCTAGTTCGGGTGCGGCAGATGGTAACAAAATCCCTCAAACTGATGCTTCAGGTAGACTTGACCTAACTTTCATGCCCGTCGGTTTAGCTCCCGATACTCAGACTGTCCTCGCATCGGAAGCTCTGTCGGGCGGCGATTTTGTTAATGTTTACGACAACGCAGGAACCCCTAACGTTCGCAAAGCAGATGCAGATAATGGTCGCCCCGCCAATGGCTTCGTGTTGGGTGCTGTTGCTAGCGCAGCAAATGCGACAGTTTATCGTAGCGGCTCCAATACAGCCCTGACTGGGCTAGATGTTGGGGAATACTATTACTTGGGAGCCCCCGCAGGATCGGTTGACCCTAACGTTCCCGCTTTTGTCAGTGGTAACGTTATCCAAGGCTTAGGCTTTGCCGTATCGACTACAGCGATCGCATTTCAACCCACTCAAGCCGTATACGTCGCCTAATCAAATGGCTTTAAATCAGCTACTTACCTACATTGGGAATCAGTTGCAACTGATCACCGCTATCGCCAGCTCTTTAGGGGCTGGCGATAGCGGAAAGATCGTTGCAACTAATTCGGCTGGCAAGATAGATAACACCTTCCTATCCTTCGCGCCAGAAAGTTTGGTTGTCACAAGCACAGCCTCTGGCGCGATCGCCCTTTCTGCTACCACCAGCTCTGTTGTTGTTCGAGGCACTGCCGAATTTTTTGCTATAAGCTTCCCCGATGCTACTACCCTGCCAATCGGTAAAATAATCACCGTTTTAAGCGATAACACAGAAATTGTGGTTGTTCAGAATGGTGCTAACACTGATATTGCAAGGTTAGAGCCTTACAACGAAATTCGATTCACTTTGGTAGATAACACAACCGATCAAGGTGTTTGGGTACAGAAAATATCCAGACCTGACAACTCGAAAATGCTTGAGCAAATAGAGGACTGGCTAGGTTTTTCTACGGCGGGTCAAGATAGCTGGTCAACCGCACAAAACGGTGCTGGCGCAAGTGCCACCTTGTCTTTAGCCAATGTTAATAGGGTAGGCAGTGTGTTTATGACCACAGGTTCTACCGCGACAGGTATCGTAACCATGTGGAAAAACAGCACAGGCGGCGGTATTATTTTCGGCAGCAATAAGCTGTTTGTCCATGAAACTTCCCTAGCAATCCAAAATCTGTCCACAGCCACAGAGAGGTTCAGACTTCAGTTTGGATATCTGGATCAATCTGCGGGGGTAGTGGTACAGGATGGCGTTTACTTTGAGTACGATGAGGCTGTTAGCGGCAACTTTTGGAGATTAGTTTGTTCTTCTAATTCAATCAGAACAACTATAGTAACAACTGTGCCTGTCACGCAAGGCGCAGAAAATTGGCGCAAATACAGAACAGAAGTTAATAGGTCGGGTACTAGAGCAGATTTCTTTATTGGTGGTGTATTTGTTGGCAGCATCGACACCAATATACCTGTAGCTAGTGGAAGAAATACTGGTTTAGCCTATAGGCTTGCCAAGCTCGTAGGCTCAAACATACGCCCTGTTTTTCTTGACGATAGCGTTCACAGAATATATATCAACAAATAAAACTATGAGAACACTGTATGAAGTCTTTAATCAATCAGAAATAATCCAATTCTCAAACAAGTCTGATGCAAATTTGTGTTTACTTGACAAAAATAGTAAAGCAAAAAAGGCTGAAGAAATATTTAGTTTAAAAACGGTGGAAATCGAAGATATCCCAAGCGAATCGCAGCCAAGTTATCAGCAATTTTTAACCGATTTAGATAGCTTGTATGCAGAGCTTATTTTCGACAATAGAAATGCTGTTTATGGCGGCGCTGAACTCGCTTTAACAGTAGCAGATCAGGCTGAAGGAATATATTCCCTGTGCCGTTCGGCGCTTTCTCAGACGTTGACCGAAAATGACATTCGGAATCTGCAATTCAGGGTGGATAGCATTGTTGGGTTGCTGAGTGAAGGGCAGAGAAATCGACTTAAAAATTCCGCAGAGACCAATAATATGCCGATCGCCATTCCTGCTTAAACGTCTGCTTTGATCGCCAAATACGCCCTTTCTAAACTCTCCGTGGTGGCGATCGCTAGTATTACGACATTTACTTGTGCGATCGCTATGGCAAAATTTCCAACAGTATCAGACGCATTAACGGCACAATTAGCTGCCATTGACGCAAAGCTGACAAATATAGAAATAGGCACAGATCCAGAGCTTTACTTTGAGCTATCGTACAAACGTGCTGTCTTTCAGCAGGCGATCGGGGTCGCTCTTAGTGGTGACATTGTAATCAATAATGTCGGCATAACCTCCTTACCCACAACGGTCAGAGATGCGAACGTAACTGTGGAATCCTCTTCTGGGACTGTCGCCGCTGGCGCGAGAAGCCTCTCAATCGCAAATTCAGGTATTGCTGCTGGAACTGTCCAGGGGGAGCTAATTGCCGCAGGCATGACATACTCTTGGCAAGCGCCTAATAACGATACTCTTAACAGCGTCTCCTATGACGCTACAGGAACAACACTTGTTATTATTGAGGTGCGATAATGACACACATTGCTTTGCCTAATGGCGGTAAGCTTTTAGGTTTTGAGTCTTTCAGGCTTGCTACCGCCACATCGCAAACCTTTATCCAAAATATGCAGACCGCTATCAATGGCTTAGAGGTTGCCTACACGCCAGTAAGTGCCGCAAGTGAATTGCTGATTAACGTTGATTTTAGTGGATATTACGCTTCTGGCTTTAATAACCCGCCTCTTTTTGGGCTTTTTAAAGACTCTAGCCCTGTCGGTAATGTAGGCTCCTTGCTTGGTTTTGATACTGGGCTTCGGACAAGACCTGATTATGACGCTAATTTTATCGAATCCATCAAAGCCAGTTATCGATACATTGATAACGCTGCAAATACAGATATACGCACATATAAAGCCACTGCCGTATTTATAGATCCACCCGACAATTTTTTATATATGAATCGTGATTCAGTGGATGCAACGATTCGATCCGCCTGCTTTATTACTGTTATGGAGGTTGCATCATGACTACACTGGAGCAAGCATTAGGAGCTTTAGGCGCTACTGGTTGGGCGATTTTGGGAGAAGCAACTTACCAAAATATCCAGTGGCAAAACGGATTAGCGTCTTTTACTGAAGCAGAAATAAACGCCAAGATCGCGGAACTAGAAGCCAGTTTTACGCCGAAGCCACAGCCGCTGAATTTCAGAGAGAAGCTGTACGGACTGGCTGATTCTAGTCCCGCCAACACCCTTTATCATCAGGTTTACATTCCAGTCATAATGCTAGCGCTCAACCCTGTTAGCGCAAATGCCGCGCTAACTACGGCTTGTGCCATTTTAGAGGGCAGTTTTTGGAATAAGCCTTTTAATAAGATGGCATTCTCCAATATCAACGGCTCTGGCAGTTTTGACATCTTAAAAAACTTCCTAACGCCCGAACAGATCACTACTTTTACTGCCAATGCAGAGGAGTTCCACTTACTATGAAAACACTGGAACGTCAGCCCCACCCCTTTTTCTTCAGCGTGGAATTTTTGACAATCTTAGTCAAGACGATCGCAACTCTATCCCTCGCATACCCCGCAATGGCGGCTGTCGGTTTACTCACAATTCCATCGGGCTTTTTATTCCTTGGCGCGATCGCTCAGGGGCTCCTCGATGCAAGGAACGAAATCAATAAGCATGGGAACCTGTACTCCGACTTGCCATTTATACGCGGCAAAGCGCAGGCGATTACCAATATTACCTTAGCCCAAGCCACCGAGATCGCCAAAACGTCGCACTCAACACTTGATCAGGTTCTTCAAACGCCTAGCCTAGTAGCCAGCCTTGTAGACCTTACTGGGAAGCCTAGCCTCGCCAAATCTGGGGTCAAACTCATTTCAAAGCTGTTCGGTGGTTAAACTGATGAGTGTCTACGAAAGCAAGGTTGCTTTGGAATTATGAACTGGGAAGAAGTTATAGAGTTCAAGGATTTCCCCTTTGACTCGGCGATCGCACAAACAACTCAGCCAAGGATTGAGCAGTTGCAGCCTCCGCCAGCTTGGGATATTCCGTCCTCAGTATCTTGGGGGACAATATTTACCGTGCTTTGTAGTTCTGCGGGACTACTAGCATGGAAAATATACGATCTCCATGTTAAACCAAGGCAGTACGTTTGGCTTACGAGGCTAAAACGACCTCAAGAGAACCTAGAAGCAATCTCTAATGGATTGCAGACAGTTCGAGGTGAAACGGGGGCAGATCGAGCTGTGTTGATGGAAGTTGATTCCAAAAGGGGTACTATGCTTGCTGTCGCGCAAGAAGTTATTCACAATGGAATCGCGAAGATTACCTTCTCAGCAAAGGATAATCAAGCAGATTGCGTCAAAAAAATCCTGCAAAGATTCAACGACGACTCGTTTATAAATCGAGAGACAGAGCAAATCTCTGACGCAAATCAGTATCAGGGATTTTTAAACAACTACGGGGTTGCATACGTTATCTACTACAAAATTGGCGAGCAAAACAGCACGGCTTGGATTCTAGCCCTGCATTTTAATTACACAGCCCATGTGGACTATCTTTCTGCTATCGATTTGAGGCAGAGAATAAAGCAGGTTTGTAGCACCATGTACTACCTGCTGTTGCAGCGATCGCCTGTTGAGGGGTTAATAAAGTGAATCTAAAACGTGAGGTCCTAAGAGGGATTGAGAAGGGGGAATTTAAGCTTCATTATCATCCGATAATCGAGTTAGCGACCGACAGGATTGCGGGTCACGAGGCTTTGATTCGCTGGTATCACCCCGAAGATGTACTGAGATCTCCCTGTGACTTCATACCCCAGTGCGAAGCCGACCCGTCAATCATGGTTGAGATCTGCGAGTTCGTTGTAAGGCAATCATCTGTTGACCGCGAATTCTTGGAGGGCGATTTTGTCTCCGTTAATATCTCCCCTTCATCTTTAGCCCAAAACCGTTTCTGGAAAGCTCTGGAGGCTTCTGTCCTAGTCGGAGATCGTCCTACTTTCTTCTTGGAAATCACAGAGCGATCGCTCTGTGATTATGAGGTGATTAAGCCTTATTTTATAAGAACAAGAGAGACGGGTGTTGGCGCATTTGTTGACGACTTTGGGATCGCGGAATCCAGTTTCCTACAAGTTGCCCAAGTACTCAAAATGTTTCCCAGCAACGATTACGTGATGGTTAAGCTGGATATTAGTTTTGCCAACAGCATTCTCGATACTAATTATCGGTGGTTCGCGCAATCGATAATTTCTAGCATGAAAAATTGCCCGACGGGTGAAATCGGAGTAATCGTTGAGGGTATAGAGAATGGCTGGCAGCGAGACGCATTCCTTCAGCTCGGCGCTCAATACGGGCAAGGCTGGCTTTGGGGTAGACCTATGCCAATTGAAGTACTCAACACCAAAATGTCGAGCCACAAAAAAATCTCAAGCTAAAAACCAGCTAAATATTATGAAGTCGATCGCAATTGGCAATATCCCCAGACACCTATATGTCTGGGTTGACTCAAAATTCATACACAAAGAGCCGATTGGTTTTATCCCTGCCGTCTGGTTCGGGCTTAATAGTGTCGCTGGCAGGGTATGGGGAATTCATGTTTTGCTCGAATGTGGCGCAATCTTCCGAAACCTCCCTCCGCAGGCGATCGCTTTCAGCAAGAATCCCCAGCAAGAGGTTTGGGAAGCCAAAGATGCCCAGAGGTGGGACTGCTACAGTCAAAATTGGTCAGCAATTGAATACACTTACCTCGCTGGTTTGAAATGTAAAGCCGCCATCAATTCCGATCTCGCCCTTGAGGGGAATTACCTGTTCACCGTTTGTCCATTGGATGACGGATTCACAGCCTATCCTCAGCAGGCAAAGGAGTTTAAATTTATTCAGCTAGATAATGATCGCCTAACTATTCAGCCGACGAATTGCGTCTTGATTAAGGAGGATAGCTTTACCGAGAACCCTGAAATGATATTCCCAAAAGGATTGAAAGTTAGTGAGCAGATCTGGTCGGTAGAATCAGGAGTGTCGGCGAGTGAAATTAGCCCTGATCGCCAAGATCTTGACCAGTAAGTGCCGCGATCGCTAACCATTCCGCCAATCCACCCGCAAAGCCCTTGTCATTGTACTCATCAAGATTGTAGATTGAGTCGATACGTTCACGAGCCTCTGCCATCGATAGCCCCTCCTCTTGCCACTGCTTTAGTTTTTGCCCAATAACTTGGCTAAATTTCCTAATTTGTGGGGCTAGGTTTTCCTGCGCCATCTCGGAGATCCGATCGCGTAAGTCCTCCTCTTCTATGTCGGCAACCTGATCGTCAAACCTTTGCAGGTCTTCAGGATTCTCTTCGGCAATGCGATCGCGGAGTACCTGCATTGCGTCGTCAAACATAATATCGATCTGGTGAGGAGCAATCGCGTCGATTCTATACCCTAGCTTCTCAAGTACTTGCAATTTCATCTGTTCCTCCGCCTACTTCAGGGGATCGCTAATCCACATCTTAGCAAACGGGGAATCAAGATCCTTAAACAGGTTAGATGCAATATCTATAGCCGAAAGGGAATCCTGCTTAGTAGCACCACCCTGAGCAGGGTCTGACCCACCAAAATAGCCTCCAGTCTCGTCACCACCGTAGGCTTGCAGAGCCTCCAGCTCCTCTTGGCGCTGTTTAGCTAATTCCTCTTCCTCCTTTTGTTTTTCCCAAGCCTCGTTATCAAGAGACACCATGTACGAATAATCGCCACCACCATAAAGACTGGCTCTAACCTCGTCTTTGGTGATCGCCCCAGACTGGGTTTGTAAAGCAATAAGCATATTTGTGTGAGCGGTTTCATTTGCCACCGCGTCTTTGCGGCTGTCAACGTAAAGAGGCTTAAAAGTGTAAGACCAGCCTTCAGGGATTTTGCCTTTAGTAGGACCGTCTTGAGCAAGCCAAATATACTTGTAAAGCATATCCAATTTGCGATAGCGGTAGTTCTTCTCCTGATACACAGCTACGGTCTTTGACCAAACCTGATCTTCCGTCTCACCCGTACCACCTGCTGCTAGCCCCTTTGGTCCACGCCCAAAAATCATAGTGTAAGGTATGTCGAGAGCCGCAACAAGATCCTCCTGAAAACCCGCTTTTATATCCGATAAGCCTTGGTAGTTTCGGACTAAGTAGGTAAGATCATCTTCCGAGTCCACGGAGACCGCGCCCATTTTTCTTATCTGCACCTTCATCGCTCGGAACTGTTCCGAGAGCACAGTCAAAACCTTGGGGACTCCGTTAACAGATGGTGTAGACCCCCCAGCCGCCGCCTTTTCTTGGGCAATATTTTGCTTGATCAGGTTTTGTAGATTCTTCATTTTATGAAGCAGAATCGTGTGATCCTGAATCATCTCCGCCATTGCGTCGGATATTTTTGTATAGCGAGCAATCTCCCTTAATGCCGAAACAATCAGTGGATCGCCCCACCCGCCTGTTGATGCCAGCAGTCTTGGAGGTAAACGAGAACCATCGAAGCGGACAACCCTTGATTTGTGAACAAGATTGAAGGCTTTGTAATCTCCCCCCAATTTTTCCAGCTTTGATTTTGACTCTTGAGAATAAAAGATTTGGTAGAATTCAGGATCATCCGATGGAGCGTCAAGGTTTGGGAAATACGGGCGGATGTCTTCTCTGTCAAGATCGTAAATACCCTTAATGGTCTTAATCTTGGTCGTGTCAACTGGTTTTTCGGGGGGCAGTCCATCGTCAAGGTTAATCAAAATGGCTGAGCCGCCATAGAGGTTTGCTAGCCAATCAGCTTTGTTGAACTTGTATTTCGCTCCTAGTCTTTCTTCGTATTCTTCAAAAGCTGTTGCGATTTTGCGATCCTTGTCCTTTGGTATCGCTACTTCTGTCCACTTCCTCGTCGCTTCGTCAGGGAATATCGAACAAATCTTTTTGCCAAGCCAATCCCTAGACAGCTCCTCTAGCGCCCTGTTGCTCAGTCTTCGCCGATCGCCTGCACTGTCAATACCCAACTCATTTTGGGCTTGAATGTCGTCCTCGTACTCAGCTTTGTAGAGCGCATCAATAATGGCTCCATCGTTGCGTATATAAGCTTGGGTGTAATCTGTTTCAGACATATTTAGGTAGCGATCGCGTACACCCATCTGACACGCGATCGCTACCTAAATATGTGCACTTGCTAAAAAAGCAAAACGGGGCTGCAAGCGCAGCCCCGTTTTGAGTAATTCAGATCGGAATCTACAGCGTATCTTCTAGCTCGTCGATATCTGTTGGCGCGGGAGAGCTGACTACGGTAAGGCGGTTAGCTCTCTGCTCCGCTAGAGCTAATTGAATAGCCTCCTCGTCGATGGTGACAAGATCTACGCCAAGCTTAGCCAACTCGGTGTCAGAGATTGGTATCAGTGGCGCAGCGATCGCATCTTCAAGAGGCTTACCCTCAATCTCTAACGCAGTAAGTTCTTCTGGGGAAACTTCGCGACCAACGATCTCCTCCAACGTCGGCTCCTCAGACTCAACAACATTTCGAGCCAGATCAATAACTTGGGCAAGCTTTTCGTCTAGCTGTTCAACGTATTCGGCTACAGCGATCATCTCTGGCGTTACTTCTGTTGGTTCCTCTTTATCGGGGAGCACCGCATTAATGAATTCGATCAGCTCGGTTGCCCCAAGACCTTCGGGCAAAGAGGGGATTAACTTTCTCAGATTCTTCTCCAGCGCAACGCGAGGGTTCTTCACTGGATCTGATTCAATCTCAGTATCAAGATTTAGCGAGTAAAGAAGAAGTGAACTCAGTTCACTGTTATCCGTTCCAAGGTTCAGCGCTTGAAATGCAGAAACAGGATCTCTTGTCAGTAAAGCGCTTTCATAGGCTTTGGGTGACGAAATTTTTAGTAGAGACCAAATAATTTTGGTGGCAGGGTCGAGAGCGGCTTCTCCAGAGATAAAAGGGTACTCAACGCCGCGCACTGTGATGGTATTAGTCAATGTATTCTCCGTTTTTGTTCACGTTTGTTTGGTAATGGAGAACCACCCCAAAAGGAATGTCTATTATCCATTCAGGTGATTCGTCATACTGGTTTCTTAGTAGCTGGCGAGGTACTGGGGTTATATCCTCTCCATCCCACCTGACCCCATAAAAATTAGGGTCGGGAATTTTTACCGCATTGTATTTCGCGATCGTGCTCGGAAGCATTATTAGCTCAACAGGAACCTTATTCTTGTATTCCTGTTCAGTGACATACCCTTTAATCGCGAGTACTTCAATCTTTTGAGTGAAATACTTTCGGTTAGGGCTGTCAGGGCGATCCCGATCGCGCCCAAAACTGCCGATCGATGCAACACCAACTATCTCGTCGGCAATCACGTTGTAATAATCGCCATCGGTATCCAAATGCAGCTCACTTACGATGTGGGCAATAAAGAGGTTTATCGATTGGGTTATCGATGTTGGTGTAAGCATTGCAGCGATCGCGAAATATTTGACTTGATACTACCACAGATTCGAGTTATATTAATTAAGCGATCGCCAAGTCTCAATCGGCAGGAAGAACACCGCTGGTGACAAGTGTAAGGATACGCGGCGAGATACTGGCGATCGCTTTAAAAAATAATCAGAACAAAATGAAAACAAGACTATTCACTAGAGACGATGCGACTACTCACGACCCCGACGAAGTTCGCCTGCTTGATTACCGCCGCGAACACGATATCCATCCAGACCAGATCCATGACTATCCTTCGTTTAATATAAACTTCTCGGATGGCAGTGTTCGCCTATTCCGATGCAAAGGTAAAATCTATTTAGAAGAATACTCTTATGGTGTATACGAAGATCTCTACGAGATTGACCATGAGGAAGCTTCAGCGCTTTTAAAGGAGCGCACATTTCGATTTTTAATGGATGCTTAGAAGCCATCTGGAAAGTCAACTCCACGATCGCGTAAAGCAGTCAAAACATCATCCTTAATCTCTTCCCAAAATTCCCGATCGATCTTGCCAACCAAAACGGTTCGCGAAGTAGTCGGGAATTTTTGATCTTTATCGACATCTTTGGGGTCTCGCTGAAGATTTGCGGCTTCCTCAAGAATGTCCATGACCATGCCCATGCCGAAGCTTTTGAGTACGGTATCGCCCGACCCTTTGAAATTTAGGTGAACTGCGGCAATGATACGAGCATCTAAATTTCCTGTCGATAATGGCGCAGAAGCTTTTTCTTTGGACTGTTTGGGCTGGCGACTTTGCTTTGCGGGGTAGGTTAGCCCCATCAATAACTGCAACTGCGATAAACCAGGCATCTCCTGATCGTAGCCAACTGGTTTTACAGGTTCGGTGCAAAAAAAGAAGTCGTGCCGAGACTGCGTTGTGAGGTTGTCAAAAAGTAAAAGACTGTCGGGCTGAGTGCGGCGAAATATTAGTGCGATCGCCTCCAAATGCTTGCGCGATCGATAAACCAAGAACTGATGAACCGTAATATCGTCCTTGAGGATTGCGTTTGGGGGGTACACTGGCACACCTTTGATAAGGTCCAGCATGTCATCGATAACGGGGGTTAGTTCAAACCGCGTATAGAAAGACGGTTCGCGGATAAACTCCCACGAATCGTCCTCATAGCTAATTTTTTGTGGGTAGATTAAGGGCACTTACAGCTACGTTGTGGTTATCGAAAGCGAGCCTCAGAGTAATGCTCTGCGCGTCGGCATCAAACGCCTCAATGACGGGCAGAACATTACTGATAACCACATGATACGGCAATTCTTCTTTTATGCCCACAAGGTTTAACTCAATTGCGGGTAAGGGCAAATTAGAGCTAACAACAACATCGTCCACCAAAACAACTGCCATTTGAGCGACAATTCTCTTCCCATAAAAGCTCCTGTTGACCTGAAATGTGCCATCGGGCGCGATCGCCACTTCATTACCCTCGGCGTACTCATCGACAATCCGCAGGGAAATACTGTCACAAAGCACTCTAGGCTGATCGGTTGTATCAACTCTGTAATTAGTGCTTAGCCTTTGAGTGGGTTCTAGCCTGCCCGTCCCGTCTTGGCTAACGTTCGCCTGAAATAAATATCGTTGCTTGTAATTTTTGTAAACTTTGTAGTCCGTGCCAGAAGCGATCGCAACAATCTCCGCACTGTTGGACACTTCAAACGATAAAGCGACTACTAGCATCTTCACCGCGATCGATTCCCGCGATCTCATTTTGCCAAAAAACATTTTGTCTGAGCAGGTATCCCGAAAGACCTCCTGCTCAGAAATGGCGATCGCACCCAAAGATGGATATGCCGAGACTAACCGACTTGGCTCCAAAGAGAGCCAAGCGCGGTAGAAAACCATATCGTCAAGCGATCTAGACTCCACGGGCAGCACGTAATGCCTTGATGGTTCGCGAGTGCTTCAGTGGGGCTAGAGCGATGATACCACTTGTGCTCGCAGGGACTGGCTGAGCGCCGTCGAAGGGTTGCATATCCACGTTCACCTGAAAATAAGCATCAGGGCTTGAAGTGGAAACAGGAGATACGGAGGCGGTGATATTCGTTGTGAAGATCTTTCCGTAGTTTGGCACTCCACTTGCAGGGGTTGCGATGGTGGTTGGGGAAATCGTCATCGAAGTGCCCGTTTCGGTAACTTCAACTGTGTGTGCTTGACCAGGGATTACTGAGTTAACGGTAATCAGATAAGGACTAGCGAGTGACTCAGTACTGGCGGACAAGTAGGGGTTCATGTTGAGCATAGCCAACAGAATCTCAACAATGTCGGCGGGGGTGTCGCCAGCTTGGAGGATGTAATCCAATTCGCGGGTTTTGGGACTCGCAGATCCGTCGGTTACGACCGTCTTGAGGACATCAGCCGCAGTGGGTGCTGAGCAGGTAAAAGTAAAGGTAGAAACCTGCGCGATCGCGAGAGGATTAAATGACAGGTAATGGTCAATGGTATTGCGCTTGTTGGAGCCAACGAAGTTTGCGCTAGCTTGAGCAACTAAAGCCAGAGTTGTCGGAGTAGATACGTTTTCGGTTTGACTATAGGTAAGCGACGAAAGCGCTTGAGCCGCAGGATCGGGGCTATAAGGTGATGGCATTGAGACAAATCCTCATGAGGGAGTACTCCAAGGATTGAGTAGCTTTGCCAAACTAAGCTTTTTGTTGGCTGATTAGCGAATACTGTGATTTCTTTCGTTATACATGGTATACTTTTATGGTATCCATATATGGAACACGTATCTAGTACAAGAGTACACTAAAAACGAAAATGTTTCATGGGAAATTCTAGTCACGACACAAAGGTGGCGATCGCGAGATTAAAAGGCTCCGATTTACCAGATTTTATACCAGCCTCAATTTCTGAGGAGGTCGCAAGCCTTGTCAGGGAATGCATTTTGGAGTCCACAAACTCGAAAATGCTGAAAGTTACTTCAAAAGTTCATGAGCTACTAACCAAGCAGCTTTCCGATCATCGCAGCCCAAAATATACAGTCCCTCAGTATATTCTGATGGTTCTTTGTACGGTTTCCACTACTTCCAATCTGATTAGGCAGCATAACAGCGGCTCGATCTCAGACAGAGAATTTATAGAACAGATTAAAAATGCCAAAAATAATAACGGGGCTAGAGCCTCCAACTAAGTGGGTCGGAAGAAAATTCGAGTTGATGCCAAAGATTGCTCAGTTCTTTCCTGCAAGATTTACGAACGAGCCAATACCCAGATTTATCGACTTTAAAAAAGGGGTTGGCAACTTTCACGATCCTTTTGCGGGAACTGGCAGCGCGTTTTTGCATTTTGCGGATGGATTTAAAGGCGATCGCAAGATTTTTATCAGTGACAGTAACCCCGATTTGATCCATCTGTGGCTCTGTATTCAGAACGATCCCCTTGAGCTACTTAAAGAGCTTATCCCTTTCAAAAAGGAGTCTGCCAACAGCAAGGCTTTTTTTATAGAATGTCGGAAGCGGTTTAACGACGAGAATGCGTGTGTTGGCGAATACGAACGATCTGCATTAATGGTTTTTTTAATTCAAGCAGGCTTCAATAGCTTGTGGAGGGTCAATAAAAAAGGAAAGATGAACGTTCCTTTCGGCTCACAGAAAAGGATACCCCTCCCCACAGAGGGTAGACTGGAGGCGCTTTCTACCCTACTAAAGAAAGCGATCATTGTCCATCAGCCCTTTGAAGATGCCTTAAAAGTCGTGCAGCCAAAAGATGTGGTTTATCTCGATCCTCCGTATATAGAAGTAGCCAAACATTCTTTTGTTAAGTACACCACCAAGGGCTTCAGCCGCGATCAGCAAATGCTTCTTAGGCAAGAAGCCGATCGCCTGCACGAGCTTGGCGCTCATGTATTTGCGAGCAATAGCGATACGCCTTTGAGCCGCGAAATCTGGACTGGCTGGGACATCGCGGAATTAACGCGATCGGGCTGCATGAATTCTGACGCAACCAAGCGGCAGAGAGTTGGCGAACTATTGTTTTACAGGAGATGAAAATGGCTAAAAGAAAGAGATTGTCGGTCGGGGATAGTGTCACGGTTAAACCGCTTGGCTGGTGGGACGGTACTGGACTCGCCAAGAAGCCCCTTCCCAGTTTTCACGCAAAAATAAAATATATCGACAGTGAGGCGATCGCTGTTGATATTAATCAGTGGTGGATCTTTTTTAATCAACGAGGCGAGCAACTTGAGTGTTTTCACGAAGGCTTCTGCCCTCAGTACGTCTTGACAGGTCTCCAATAAAAAACCCAGCCGCTAAGCTGGGTTAAAATCAAAACAAGATGGAGAATCGAAACACACGCTCTTTTGTAACGTTAGAACTATGTGACTCTTTATGGACGATAGCACAGAATTAAAACAAATCACAGTCAGATCAATGCGCGGAGGGGCTTTCTCTTTCGGCATTAACGACTTTCGGGTTGACAGGGGTTCCTATCTCGGCAACCCTTACGAGATGGATAGGAATGGCTCTAACCGCGATCATGTGATCAGGGCTTACAAGCACTGGCTTTTCACGAACATCAACCATTGGCTCGACATGAAAAGCCAGAAAATCCGAATAGACCAATGGGGTTTTATAGACCCCATGAAACTGTCTACAGCAGCAGGCTTGAAAATCGCTTCGGGATGGAAGCAATTCAGTGTCGCCCAAGTTGAGAGCGGGTTTACTCGCCTCTCTTATGAAGTTACTCAGCGCGATATCAACCTCATTTGCTGGTGTTTTCCAGAGCCTTGCCACGCAGATATACTGCGATCGGCGCTGATTTGGTATCACAAAATCTATCTGGAAGAATGTCTAAGAATTGAGACCACCATTGCGGAGTTTTTTGATTAATCATGCCGTTAGTAATACCAAAATCGTTAGACAATCCATGGCTAGATACCGATCCAAAACTAAGAGATCAACTAATTGAAGCCTACAGAAGATGGATTTGGGCGCACATCGAGTTAGATCGACTCGCTATAGAGCAAGGGCTTGATGGAGGTGAATGCGATTACGGGCTTATCGACCCAGAAAGCGTATATCCCGATCTGCCATTAGATCCAAACTGGGCTAGGGACGACGAGGATGGTGAAGACCCCACGCGAAGAGTCGCCCAACAGCTCTATGAGATGGCATGGAGGATTGAACCCGCTGGGATGCGAGAGCTGTTCGGTTCAAGTAGACCGCACTACCTCGTCTTGGGACGGGCAATCAAATGGATGAACAAAGAAAAACAATCAGAGGTATGAGCATGAATATTCGCCAAATACTTAAACCCCGACCTGTCCACCCAAATAGAATTATGGAACCCGATCGCCTTAAAGTTGACGATCATGTAGAGGTTGCAGGTTTTTCTCACCACACAGGTGTGGTTATCGGTGTTAAGGAAAACAATTATTCGGGACTAACCTACAGCGTAAAAGTCGGAGGATTGAGGCTGGATGGTGTTAACCCTTTAGCTCTGGAAAAGATATGCTGAAGAAGCACCCCGCGATCGGGCGATTGGTACAACTACCCGCCAAGATTGTCTCTATAGTTGGTTTTGGGAAGGGTTATTTCGTTGTGAAGGTCGGCGCGAAGAAGTCTGAGAAGATTTCCGAAAGCTTTATGATGGAGCATGGGGTCTTAATCCCAAAAGACTGCCATGAGCCCAAAAAACTGGCGGCAACACAGGAGTATGTAAACGAGCATTTCAAGAAATTTTTTGAGGAGCGAGAAGAGAGAGCTTATCAGGAGAATATCTTGAAAGGCTTTAAGATTGAGGATGAAGTTGTTGAAGGGTTTGAGGCGATCGCGGAAGAATAAAACAAAAAAAAAAGATCCGATTTTAACTCACGCGAACGGGAAGTCCCGCACTCTATCCGTTTACAAGGATGAGTGACAGGATGAAAGTGAGTCAGAAAATAAATTGAGCGACAGCGAATCAATAGAAGTTATCTATGTTATAATTAGCTTATCAGTATTCGGTAATCTTGATAAATGTATAAGGCATACAAATACAGAATCTATCCCACGAGTGAGCAAGAAACCTTGCTTGCCAAGTCTTTTGGCTGTGCGCGATGGTTCTGGAACTATGCCCTAAACCTGTGTCAAGAAACCTACAAAAATACTGGTAAAGGGCTAACTAGAGGATATATCCAAGGTTTACTTCCTGCACTCAAAAAAGAATATGAATGGCTGTCTGAGCCATATTCTCAATGCTTGCAAGTAGTCGCTTTAAACTTGTCCACTGCCTACAAAAACTTCTTTGATAAACGGGCAATGTTGCCAAAATTCAAATCAAAGCATGGTAGGCAGTCAATTAGTTACCCTCAGAATGTCAAGTTTGACGGTGACAAGATTAATCTACCTAAGATCGGATTAGTCCATTGTCAGCGCCATCGCGACTTTGAAGGAGCTATCAAAACTGTCACTGTTTCTCGCAATCCTGACGGTAAGCACTTTGTATCCGTCTTGGTTGATGATGGCAAAGCTAATCCTGAATTAGTACCAGTGGATAAAGCTATCGGTATTGATGTAGGATTAACTCACTTTGCGATTACCAGTGACGTTTCTAAGTTTGATAATCCTAGGTTTTTCATCAAGCATCAACGCAACTTAAAGCGTAAACAACAAAAGCTATCCAAGAAAAAGAAGGGTAGCCAAAACCGTAAAAAGGCAAGATTGGCAGTGGCAAAAGTTCACTCCAAAATTGCCAGATGTCGCGAAGATTTTCTGCACAAGCTATCCCGCAAGATAGTAAACGAAAACCAAGTTATTGCAGTGGAAAATCTCAACATCAAGGGCATGGTCAAAAACCATAATCTAGCCAAAGCGATTAGCGATGTTGGCTGGGGTATGTTCTGCACAATGCTTAAATACAAGGCTGAGAGTGAAGGAAGACAATACATCGAAATTGATCGATGGTTCCCTAGCTCTAAGACTTGCCATGTATGCCTAAATCGAGTTGATAATCTCAGTCTTGATGTTAGGGCATGGACTTGTAAGCATTGTGGTACTCACCATGACCGTGATGTAAATGCAGCGATAAATATTAGAAATGAAGCCTTGCGGATTATCTCGTTAGGAACTAGCGAGTCTGCCTGTGGAGGAGATGTAAGTCGATCTGGTAAAACTTCGGTTTTGTTGGACGCTATCCCCGTTGAATCAGGAAGCCAGCGCTGTACCGCCTAAGCGGTCGGCGTCTGGTAGTTCACATCGGATCTTTTTTTTAATTAATACTTGCCATCAACTTGACCAGCCCAGCCTTTCGTAGTATTTCCTGTTGTAGCTTAGTCTGAAAGTATGGCTTATCCTCGCTACTGGCTGACCGATACAACTCCAGCCACTGCCTCTCCCGCTTCTCGCAGTATATATGCTGAATCTTGGCGATCGCACGATCAATTATCGCTTTGATTTCTCCCTCAATTACTTCGTGAATCCCGTAAGGAATATCCGAGAAATCTCCAGCCAAGAACTTACCCCAAAGTAGACAATGATCCTCATAGCTAAACTCGATATCCACACAGGCTGTCACAATATAAGGTCGCCATTCACTGGTATGCAGGTAGGCTCTTAAAACCTGTATCTCGGCTAATTGTAGAGCGGTATAACTGGGCGGCGCGAGGGGATGAGGCGATTCAGATCGGAATACAGATCGCGCAAGTCGATGTAAATCGCCCTCAATACGGATAGCCAGCCGAGCATTCCCTTGGGCAAGCTTTTGGGCGCACTGATGAATGTAGTGACTGCGGCTAGGATTATTTGGTAGCTGGGCAAGTATCTGCGCGATCGTCTGACTAGCTTTTTGGAAGTCATCAGAATTGTTTAAATCCTTTTCTTTTAGTTCAAGGTCAATCAGCCAATCGAGATACAATGGCGCATCGCGAAGGATTTGGGTATAAGCCTCAGCCCCGTAACTGGTTAAATATTCGTCGGCATCTTTCTTACCCTCAATTGTCAGAACTCGCAGGCTAACCGTACCATCCATTACTAAACTCAAAATTTGACTAACAGCCTTTTTAGTCGCCGCAATACCCGCCTTATCCGAGTCAAAGTTGCAGGTTATGCGCTTAGATTCGGTGTGGCGAAGAACTTGTTTGATTTGAGTGTCGCTGAGCGCGGTTCCCATAGATCCAACAGCGTGAGTAACCCCGTTTTGGTGTAAAGAAATCACATCAAGATGTCCCTCAACAATTACCGCTTCGTCGTTCTTGGCGATCGCATCACAAGCCTTGTTCAAACCAAATAGCAACTCACCCTTTTTGAATAGCTCGGTCTCAGGCGAGTTGATATATTTTGGTTCTGAACCATCCAGCGATCGAGCAGTAAACCCGACCACCCGCCCACGGATGTCGGCGATCGGGATGATTAAACGATCGCGGAAGCGATCATAATAGCCATCACTTTCTTTTCGGGGAAGTACCAGTCCCAGTTCTTCCAGTGTTTGAACAGGTATATTCAAACCACCAAGATTATCCCAACCCGCAGGCGCGTAGCCGATTTTGAATTGCGTACAAGTATCTCTAGTTATTTTGCGCTTTTCTAAGTAGGTGAGAGCCTTTGTGCTGAGTTGTTGCTGGTAATAACGAGTAACCTCGTTTATTGCGTCAAACAGATATTCTCTGTGCGCCTTTTCCTTGAGAATTTCCTTTGCATGTTCGGGCTCCTCGGTCTTGACTTCGATACCGTAACGACCAGCTAGGTCGAGTACAACATCAGGAAATGACTGATGTCCGACCTCCATCATGAACTTAATAGCACCACCCGCCGCTTGGCAGTTATGGCAGTAGTACATATTCCTATTGGTATCTACTGAGAGGGCGCTGGGATTGGCTCCGTTGTGGAACGGGCAAGCTCCGCGAAACGAGCGTCCAGATCGCCTCAATACAACCCGCTCGCTCACGATGTCTACGATGTCGGCTTTATCGTTTACTGCGGCGATCGTATCGGCATGGATGCGAAAATTTTTAGTTTTTAGCATTAACCCTATTTACTCGTACTCTGTTTCGCAAGCATTACAGCCTAGCGAGCCATCGCTAAACTCGTGGAACACATTCGCCCCGCACCTACAGAAAAAGCGCTTACCCTCTACTCGGATAATGACACTCGACTTGACTATTGCTCTTTTAGCTGGCAGTTTATATGGTTGCGAAATTTGGTCAGCCATTAAGCACCTCGCTTAGATTTAATTAAATGCGTTTGCCTGCCACTTACAGGCGATCGCGTTTACAAAAATAACATAGCACAAAAATGTATAATATAAAATGTGTTGCAAAATTGTTTTGTATAGTATACTATCGTAGTGTAGCCCACTAAAAAGTACTATGAAAAATCGTATTGAAGAATTGATTAAGAAGCTAAAGGTCAGTGGTTATAGATTTGCCCAAGACACAGATATACCTCAGAACACTGTTTACCGCCTAAAGAACAATCCCAAACACTTCCCTTCTAGTGATGTTTGCGATCGCATTATCAAGGCTTACCCCCAAGTCAAGATTCAGGATATCGTGGAAGCCGAAAATGTGGCTGATTTAGAAGCGTTATAAAAATAAGGAGAAGCTATGGACTTGTTGTTGTTGCAAGAATTTAAAGAGATCAACGCTAAATGGCTTCAGCTTGGTCATTTAGACGGAAGCCTGAAAGACCAATTCAACGAACTTTCGGATCGATTTATTGATGCTTTGGAGTTAGCCCTGCCCTTTGAGTTTTCAGATGGGACTAAACACCATCGAGTAGAGAAGTTGGGGGCACTCGCAAGTCAAGGCTTCTACTTCTCAAGAGATCGCGGCTACCCTGATCACTTTGCTTACTGGGAAGATATCGAGAATATTTCTAGTGTCCGAGAAGGCTAGGCGATCGCGTAAAAAACTAAGGAGAAAACTATGACCGCAATGATAATCGCAAAGAAGAAAAAAGTTAAAGCTCTCGAAACGCTTGAGATGGCTACCGCAGTTTGGAACAATATACCCCATAATATTTGCATCTCATTTCAAGCTGGCGCTGATTTTGAAGAGGGAGACCCCATTGAACGCGGCATTGGTGCGGCAATAGCTATTGGGTTGGGTATACACAATCAACCCAATGTGATGCGCTTCTACCCCAAAACAGAGTTTCAAAGGATTCGTATTGAAGCCATTCTAGGGCAGGACGAATGGGAAATCAGCAACGCCGAAGAGCGTTGGACAATCGCTCAAACAGAGGAGAAGTCATGAATTGCAGCGGAAATATCTACGAAGTCGCTATGGATGCACTCTATGCTAAACCTGATGGAATTACCCCAAGCAAGGGGCAATACCTCTTCTGGGTAGCCGAATTACGCGAAGCGGCTAAATCCGAGGTAGAGCGTAGTGAATTTTTGCTAAAAGCAGCTAAGGGCTTAGAGGAGTCGGCTTATATGCCCGACCTGCTCAGCCAGCTTGAGGCTATGGCGCTTAAAAGAAACACATTGTTTGGCGGTGCTCCTGATGGGCGAGGAAAGTCAGGCTATTGGACGCACTTAGCCCATGAAGGTTCTGATTTCGATCCTTACGTCTCACCCGTGTTTGGCGAAACTGAATACGAGTCGCTGAAAGAGGCGATCGCGATTGAGCTAGACACGAGGAAGTATGCCTCTGAGCTTAACGAGTTCTACGAATAGACTGATACGCGATCGCGCAGTCTTGATCTGTTGACGCAAAGTTGTTGTGCTATTGTTGGATTACCAAAAACGCAAATGCGAGACCCACCAACTAAAAATAAGCAAAAAATAAAAGAGCCAACCACCAAGTCGCTCTTTCATCTTTTGAAAATATTTTGTTTCACATTATTTGACCAGTTAGGACTGCGCCAATTTCCTGATTACTCTAACACATGGCGATCGCTTTGTGAAGAGTATTTAAGGGAATTAGTGAAAAAACTGGTAAGACGAGTGATTTCTTGGGTATCTCAAGGGCGCTTTGGTTGTTATTTCACTTTAGTTTCGGGAAAATTTAGTTATGTACGATCAAGATCTTCTTGATAGTCAAGCCTTACTCAGGCTTTTTGATCGCCCTATCGCGTATCACAAATGCTTTGCGGATATCGCAGGCAGCGTAGTAGCCGCCGTAATGCTATCCCAAGCCGTCTACTGGACTAAGACACTCCCGCCAGAAAAAGATGGTTGGTTCTACAAGACCGCCGCCGAATGGCAGGAAGAGACTGGGATGACAAGAAGTGAGCAAGAAAACGCTCGAAGGAAGCTCAAGACCATCGGTGTATTACAAGAAAAGAAAGAAGGCGTTCCTTGCAAGCTTTACTACCGCATCAATGTCTTAGCCATACGAGAGTTGATTCTTGGCACTAAAAAGATTGTCGATCTCGATACGTTTCTGGAGATAAATGAGCAGTCCTTACTGAGTCTATCTCGCACGGGACTGATGAGAGCTACAAAGCTTCAAGCTGAGAGACAGTATGTGGACTACAGAGATGTAGTTAAAACGCATGGGCTTCACTGCCATGTGTGCGATCAAGCGATCGATTTCGGCATGAACGTGAGCAAGATTTCTTTTGATCACGTCATCCCATTAAGTAAAGGGGGTGGTCACACCTTTGGAAATATTCGCCCAGCACACCAAAAATGCAACCAGCAAAAAGGCGCTAAAACGCAGGAAGAGTCGTGTTTGCCAGAGCAAGACATCCCTGTTTGTCAAAACAAAGCAAACAAGGATGTCTTGGTAAATCAATCAAGAGCGCCAAAGCAAAACAACCAAGACGGCTTTGGCAAGACAAACAATCTATATACAGAGATTACTACAGAGATTACTACAGAGATAAGAGCGGATGATTTTTTTACGATCGCTCCTTCGTCACTAAACCAAGAAGATTCCTTTCCCGCACAAACAACTCCGAAGACTGAAGAAACCC